ATAGGAAGGTCAAGGAAGATAGGTGCAGGGTAAGCTAACTTAAAGTTGTTTACCGTACGACACTTGCCTTTAACCTGAATAAGACCTGTTGCATGTTTACCACGCACCACATCAGCATGTAGTAGTTCTAAGAATATGTTCTTCTCTGTTTGGTAATGATTACCAGCTGTCCCAACGATGCCGCACATAGTTAAAGATCCTTAATGAATTTAATTAATGGTTTGATGCAGTAATAATGTACTACTGTTACAGGTGCTGTGAATATCCAGAACCCTGAATATATACCACATCCTGCTGCTCCATCATAAGCAGAAAAGTCAGGAACCAAAAGCCCTAAAGCCTTTAGCTTATCTTCTTGATGCTTAAGCAATAAGTATAACACAATACCTATGGCACTGTAAAGTACTAATAGAAATAATAATATTCCCATAATTAATCTCTCTCTTTCCAATCACCTGATGCTACAGGTGGGTAAGTTGCATAACGTGAGTGTTCTAAGAAGTACACCCAACATTTACGACCATCAACTAACTCAACAACCTCACGATTATAGAAGCTAGGGTAGCCTTCCAACGCATCCAAACGATGCACACGATTTTCAGTATCAATCTTATAGATTTCTACTACGATGTCGGTAGGCTCCCCAGACTTCAAGAGCCCAGGAAACCCACCGCATGATATCATTCTGAATTGATCACGGATTATACCATCTTCAAGACGTTCAGCATCATCGAGTCTACCCCAATGATTACCAAAGCCAGCTCGAAGAGAGCCATACACCGCACAAAGATCACCTATTTCCATCCTAAGAACCTCTTATAAATTTTAAATTCTGAAGTCAACTGTAACACCCAACCTATTAATGCTGACTCATAGATTGGAGACTGTAATGTCTTACGATTTACACTACCCATACCACCTTCATCTTGAAACCTTTGAGTCTCAGCAACAGGAAGGAGACTATGGAATCTGTTCATTAAATACAGAGGTAGTGAAGCAGTTGGTTGCTTCCCTAAGTTAGGGTTAGTATTACCATTGAATGAGTTCAAGATGTTCTGAGTATAGTAACCTGAAGTCTCGTAGCGTTCTTCATTACGATCTTTACGTTTCATTTCAAACTCACCTTCAATGAAGCTATAGATAAGGCCTGGATCTACCTTATTCAAACGCATAACTTCATCGTCACCCATACCAATCTTACCTGAACCACCGTTAGCTTTAGGTAATCTTGAATTACCTTGAGTCTGTAGGGTTAACTTACCTTGGCTATCCACTTTAAAATCTCTGTTCATGTTACTAAACATAGCATAATAAACCAACAAAGCAATTGCAGGGTTAGCACCAAGTTGTACACACTGATTCCAGAAAGGTAACAGATCATTCTTACGGTGTCTAATCATTCTAACAGCACTTGCAGCTCCAATAACACAATGGCCTGGAATATCACAACGAATGTTAATCCTAGTTTCACTTGTTAAAGTTTCCAAGTTGTTGTTATCTTGCATGTACTTAGCCCAGCTAGACTGTTCAACTACCCACTTAAGCATAGGTAAAGGATCATTCAAACCAACCTTAGAACCACCAGTCATTGTCTCACCGAAGTGAAACTGGAAGTTTGTAATCTTGTTAGTATCCCTTATGTTACCCAAGCTCCCAAAGTTACTTGCAATACGTCCTCTTGAACGACCACAGAACCCAAAGCAACCACCGCTATTAGTAGCTGTTTGTCCTTGTGTATTAGTTAATGTTACTCTTGGCATCTTAAACCTCTGTAATGAATTGATTAAAGTTATTAAACATAGACTGAGGTAACACTAATAAACCCTTAGTCTTCTTCTGGATAGCATAGTAAGTGTTACCTAAAGTACACTGAACTTGTAGTGCTATTATAGTTTCACCTTTAGCTACATCTACTGCTTGATTCTTAAGGTTCTTTAAGTTTCTAGCATGCTTTACGATTACTCTTGATTGTCTTATGATACTAAACATAATTAACACCCATTAAGATGTACGGCATTTCTGTATAACTCATTGCCATTGTTGAACATAACCTTGTTAGCAGAAATATACTTAACAGGCCACTGAATATCTGGTCGAGCTTTAGGGCCACCTACACATTTAATTGGCCTTACGAAATGATCTTCTACTATTACTCTAGGTGTAAACATCATAGTATTTAAAGATAATACTATAAATCCTATGAAACCTGCGAATAATACTTGTTGTATGTACTGTTTATTTAACATGTCTTATCTCCAATAGTTATCATAATAGACCCTCAGAATTCTAAAGGCCTACAAGTTAACTACTTATATGCAGTCTTTAAGATCTTCAACCCAGACGTTTCCATCAGCTACACATTGCTCCATAGGAGTCAACTTAGCATCTTCAGGAGTTATCAAGGCTGGAGGTTCTTCAGGGACTTTGGGTTCTTCAGGGTCTGAGCTTAACACTTTATACAGGATAAAGAGTAGGAACAATAAGACCCCAAAGCCTTCAAGCATCCAAGCTAATAAACAGAAAGCTAGGAAGTATAAGAATATATCCATTGATCTATCCTTTATTTAGTTGTGTTACCCATTTCTTTAACAGACTTAAGTACTTGAAGTTGCAATAATTTCTGCATTTCATTACTACCATCTTTAGAATCACCAGCACCACCAACGATCATTGTAGCAGGAACATTCATCCTCCCAATTGCATCAGCAATCTGACCATTCATTTCAACGTCAGCCTCAATCTGCTTAAACAACTTACCCGCTGATTGCATTGTATCTAACTTATATGCTTCAGCTTTAGCTAACGTAGTAATTACTTTAGCTTCTTCAATGGCTGCAAGAGCTTCAGCTTCTTTCTGCTTAAAGCGTTCTTCAGCAGCGATAGTTAGTTCTTTAGCTTCATCAGCACGTTTCTTAGCATTGATAACTACTAATTCAGCATCACGCTTAGCATTTGCAATTGCAGGAGCATTCTGAATCTCAGTAGCAGCCTGTGCTTTAATACGTTTAGTTTCACCAGTAGCTTTCTCACGTTCACCTTCCCAGAAAGCAGCCTTAGCATTAGCTTGTGCTGTTTCACCCCGGTTAGTAGCATCACGACGATCGGCAATTTGAGTCATTGTCTTAGGCTCAAAGTCATAACCAGTAACAGTTACTTGAACGTCAGTCATATCCCATTTAGCAAAAGGGTTAGTTTGATATAACTTAGAACCATCTTTAGCTAACTTAATAACCGAGAAGCCCATAGTTTGTGTATCAGGTGTACCATCTTTATTAACACCAACTGTAATTTCACGTTCTTCAACCATTGTAACATAAGGACCATTCTTTAATTGATCCTGTAAGGCAGCGGCAATTTGTGAACGTTTAGTTTGGTAAGCTTCTGTTGAAGTGAATAACTCAGCAGTTGTAGTAAACAAAGCACGGAAATTAGGGTCAAGTAACTTAGCACGGACTCCAGTTTCACTACGATACTTGTTGTGTAACTTAACAAATGTATCACCGTGAGGCAAAACAGAGTCTAACTGAGCACAGATAGAACCTTTACCACCATCACCATATTGTACGATGAAACCATCATTTTGTTCGTAGTCACAAGCACGGCCTGTTGGTGTCTTGATTGTACGTAAAGAGTTCATGTAAGGTTCTTTTGTACCGTTACCATACCAAAATGGACCACCTTTGGTTACTGTCTTCTGATCACCAAAGAATGTTTGTACGAAATGTCGTTGACCTGCTTCATTATGTCCCATCATAGAACCATAACCCACTAAACCACCAACAACCGTAACTGCTACTAAAGCTAAACCTGCGATTAAACCTTTATTCATTGTCTTCTCCGTTAATTTTCGACGCTAATTCGTCATTACTTTCATTAAGTTCTTTAAGCTCTTTCTGAGCCTTAAGATCCTTAGTTTCTTCCTGTGCCTTACCAATACCTTTAGTACGGTTGAAGTGCTTAAAAGCCAACCACCATACTATCGCTATCACTAATAACACCAGAGTTACTACTATATGCATTAAAGTCTCCCTATTTGCATGATTGATAAACCTAAGAAGATCCCAAAGCTAATAACACTAGCCATGAAGATCCAAAAGTTCTTTGAGCCTACAGGATGATGTTCACGTCCTGCCTTATCAAAGCATTCCATAGCTACTACTAAACTTAATAGTGCCATTACTACGAATAATATTACATTAGTCATCTTTCTTCTCCCAGTTCTTACCAGCAACACCACATCTAGTTTTGTCGCTGAATAGTTTAAAGAATCCAATACCCTTAGAATCCTGTCTTTCATCAAAACACAGAGTAATGCGGTCTGTAATCCATTCAGTATGTCCCTTCCATTTATTATAAGTTGAGGGACTCTTAAGATTACATATCTCATTGTCAGATACTAGTGTTCTAAAGTGCCTACAGTCCTTACAGCTTTTAGTTTCCATCTTCTAGGCCCTTTATAATTTCTCTGGCGTTTAAAGCACAGATAGGAATAACTGAAAATAGTAATATCATCAGAAGGGAAGTACCTAGTAGACTATTCTCCGATGTAAACGTATAGAATAATACAAAATGAAAAGCTACAATAAACCAAATAGTGGTGTATATAGCTAATGCTTTATAGAATAATGATTTCACTTTAGCCCCCTAAAGAATGCTTTGTTAAAGTTTATGTTACCAAATTCTTTAACCTTCAAAGTACCTTTCTGTCTGTCACACTCAGTGAGTTCACATACTTGGTTCTTGGTCGCTAAGACTAAAGGTTCTCCTAATTTGATAGTTGATTCATCATTTAAGATTATTGATTTACTCATAATAACTCCCCTAATATAAGTTCTTTAAGTCCCTCAGGAATCTCTAGGAACTTAAGTCCGTGAGAACCATTAGGAACCGCTAAGCTTAATTCTTGAGTACTGTTGCATCTTAACACCAAAAGACCGTCAAGGCCTTTAAGTATTACTCTAGAAGAGATACCGTGGTAGAAATGAACATCATCACCTACTATGTAATCCATATTGATCTCTCCTATTATTGAATGCCCTAAAGACCCCTAACAAGCGAGGTCACGCTCGGAGTCCTCACGGTTTCTCCAAGGTCTTTAGGGCTGAAAGGTTGCTCCGCACTGGGCTACCTTATAACAGTATCTGTCGTGTAAGGTTATAAGTTTACCAGTTTAGCTAATCTTGTAAGTATCTTTCACTACTTTGTTACTTTCTCGGGAGCTACCCGATACTTTGTTACTTTCGGTACTTGAGGGACTACATTTCACTATTTACAGAGCTTTCTAACTGCATTAGCAGTCAAAAGAATGCCCTAAAGACCCTACAGTATTACCTCTATCTCTTAAAAGGAGGCGGATCTGTAAGGTCTTTAGGGACTAAAGTGGCCGTAGGGGCTGGAGTTCCCAGCATTGAAGGTGCGACCGACCGGTTTATTTAACCTACCCTACGATAAACTGGCACTCGGTAGTGGATTCGAACCACTGACTTTCTCCTTAGGAGGGAGACACTCTATCCAACTGAGTTAACCGAGCAAATTTAATCGACTAAAAGCCTCTGAAAGAACCTCTTGGAGATCTCTAGGCTTAAAGTCTGTCTTGTCAACGCACAAATTGACATACCGATTGTCTGGTACGTCATAAGTGTGTAAATGACCATGAATATTTAATCTTCTACCTCTAAATTCCTGTGGATGTATAGGACAATGGGTAAACCAACATCCTTTCTTTGACCACATTGAGTGAATTGAGTCATAGCAGTCCACTATTTGCTGAAAAGGAACCTGTCTATCAGTCTCATGATTACCCATTATCAGTGTCTTCTTAAGACATTTGATAGAATTTACTCTCTCCTGCCAGAATGGAGTGAAAGCTACGTCACCTAGAAGCAACAAATGGTCTCTCTTGGAGACTGAAGAGGCTAAATTATCAAATATAACCTCGTTGTGTTCCTCAACTGACGTAAAACCCTCTCGGAACTTGAGGATATTAGCATGACCTAGATGTAAATCACTTGAAATCATGATTTTAGACATGTTATTCTCCTTAAATAATTACTAACTTAAAGCCCTTGAGCCTTAAGGTACTAATTACTCTTAAAATATACAAATTAAAATCATAACCATAAAGAGAACAATAAAGCTTCCTACTTCATTACCTCCTCCGCCATTCCTTCCGCCGCTATTCATATTAACCTCCGTAAATAAACAATTTAATGGTATCTTGTACTATCCAACCTACTAAACTCAAAGTAGTTGCAGCTAAGAGATAGTAGATAGTTAATGCAAAGTATACTTCAAACTTGTACCAACTCATTTACCGTACTCTCCACCCTTAGAGAAATTACTAGAAGGTAGGTAGTACTTATCAGCACCTGCTATAATCCCTAAGAACAAGTCACCTGATTGTCCTCCCTGTCTTATCTCAAAGATAGGGTAACGACCAGCTTGGATGTTCTTGTTACCTACAAACTCCGCAGAACCTAAAGGATTACAACATGAACCATCTTCAAGGCTTATGAGTCTTAAAGAACTTGCAGGATGAGGTGATAAATCAGTTAATTTCATTCTGTTTCTCCATACAGTGCCCAGTAAATAACTGCTTAGCATACAGTGGATCTACCATATGTAAGTCACCATTAACAGGATACTTACTATAATAGCAATCCCACATAATCATTGGGGATGGTAGATATCTTAAGATAATAGGATTGTCTCCATTATCTATTATTAATTTCTTTAACATAGTCGATTTCCTTGTTTTAAAGTTAATCATAATAGCCCCTAGAACCTAAGGGCTACAAGTTTAACTCTAATCTTCACTCTTGTGAGCTACATCAGCAGATTGCTCTGTATGCTCTTTGAACTTAGTAACCATTTCAGTAGCTTTCTTCTGAACTCTACGTAATAGTCTTAAAGCAAACATAAAGCCAACACAACTAATTATATAGATGGTAGGCCACATGAAGTAATTAAAGAGTATAGATGCAAAGACAAAGATACCTATTATCACTATTAAGTGTAAGATATAAACACCAATACCTGATTTACCATTAAGTTCATCCGCCCATTTCTGAGCTGGAGCCATATAACTAAATCTAGTATCACGGTCAGTCATAGTCTGTGTATTAGAACCACTCTTATAATGATATTTCTTACCATTAGTCACATGATAACCACAAGACTTCTTGGTTACTTTCCATTCACATTTCGATGGAATGAACGAAGTAGCTTTCTTAATGAACCAATCGCCATACTCACTTTCTGTTTCGTCAATGAAGGACCAAATATAACTACCAATAATATTAATAATGGGAGCAAGACTACCGACACTAAATATAACAAAAGCAATACACAGACTAATTGACGCAAAAATGTTAGTTTCAAGAATGAAGTTGATAAATTGTTCAAACATAGTTCCTCCAGTTATAATAAACAACCACAAAACCCCCTAGATCTTTAAGACCTAAGGGGCTTTAGGGTTACTTATTGACTGGCGATACACTCTCTGTATAGTTTCTTACCTAACTGATGCTCCATAAGTACCATTGAGATACCTAAAGTAGCATTAGCTGGTTGTTGATCTCTGAAGTGCTTAGAGGCCTCATGCTTAGCCTCCTTAACACATTTATAATGGTAAGGTGATTGCTTAGCTTGTTGGTTAAAATGGCTCTGAGGAGCTACACAGCCCATTAGAGACACTGTCAACACTGAAGTTAGTAACAGTTTCATAGTTGTATCCATTTATTAGTTTAATTATGGTAGAATATCCTCATTGAAGACACTCTATGATAATTAAAAGACTCCTAAAGACCTTCTCATAGGTATTACAACCTCAGAGTCCTCACGGTTTCTCTAAGGTCTTTAGGAGTTCAAGGGCACAGATTAACCACTGCGCTGCTGGGACTATGTGACTAGTAAGATTATTGCTACTACATTAACTATAACAATACTTACTAAACCATTCCTAATTTCCTGTCGAGCTTTAATATTAGAGGTACTTTTCAGTTTATCAACTAAGAGTACAGCACTAACAGCACTAAATAACAGGAATAATGAATAAATAAACATAATCTTTCCTTAATCTCTTGACATTTGGTTAAAAGTATGATATAATATATAGGTACTTTAGGTTAACAGGAGAAGGAAACAACAACTTAGTTCTTTTCTCTTAGAACTAAAGGTTCTTAAAGAATAGTTCTTCGTTGTTTATACTTCACTTCGTTTGTATCAACTCAGTAGTTCAATATCTATCATAAATAACCCTAAAAACTTTAAGTCCTTAAGGTTATCAAGTTAAATACTGTTGATGTTCTTTATCTGGTTCTCTAGTTCTGCTAGAGCTTTAGGTCTACGTCTTATAGCCCCACCTTCTATAGCATTAACTAACATATCAAGCCTGTAATTCTTAATATGCTCTGCATCTACCCACCCTGTACGCTCTTGAAACTGAAAGTTATCTCTACCATGTACAATATCTGTAATCATACCTGTTAATGTACAACCTTCCTGTTTATTCTCTTTGTCTGCTTCTTCTATCTTCCTTGAAACTTCCATCCAGTGCTTACCAAACCAGAATACCATCTTATTAGTATTTACTTCTAATTCTCTAGCCGCTGTAAGATAATCCCATTTATTCAGGAGCATAGCTTCTACATAATCTTTTGGTTTCATAGTCGTTATCCATTTTGTTATTTAAAGTAAATCACAAAGCCCCCTTAGCTCTTAAAGAACCAAAGGGGCTTTAGGGTTACTTTATCCTTCCACAAACTGCAAAGCTAGGTTATAACATTTAACATAACCTCTCTTTTCAGCCTCTAATACTTTAAGTCTATTCCAAAAGCCAGTTGTAACATTATTATTATCTTTAGCTTTCGCCTTGATATACCGCTGTTTAGCTAAACTAATCTCTATATCCATTCTGTTAATATTAGCCGTACAATGACTAGTTAACGAAGGTTTAGTTGATGCTCCAAGTATCTTTTCCATAGTTGTATACCTTTATTATTTTAAAGTAAATCACAAAGACCTCTAGTCTATTAGAACTAAAGGGCTTTAGGGTTACTTTAATAACCATTCATTCTATAAAACAAATATAGATCCTGTCTCTTAGGGTTTTGCCACCCCTCACCTAAAGACTTAAAGTAATCCATAGTATTCTGAACGAATTCAGGTGCAGTTTTAGATTCTCTAGCTATCTTATGATATATTTCTCTCATAATTAACCTCTAAGAGTCTCTGTAAACGCCTTACGAGCCTTTGTAGCCTTCCAATGGACAGTTACGTCCTTTGTTGGTACTAACGTCGCTACAGAGCCTACATGTGCTTTAATTGGAGACACTTTAAGAGCGTGGTTTTGTGGTCTTTTGTATGTTTGCATAGTCTTATACCTTGTTATATTAAAGATAGTCTTAATTGCTATCATAAATAATCCTTAAGCCCCTAAAGACCTAAAGATTATCAAGTTAACAACTATTATGCTGCGTCTGCCACTGGTAATACCATTGATTCACGGATATCAGTTAAAGACATAGTAATATTTTCATCTTCAATTAATGCAACCATAATTTCTTGCATCGTGAATGCCCCCTTTTCTTCGTCCATAGCATTTTTAAGTGCTTGGATAGCATTCTTCATGAAGTCAGGTGCTTGTGCTTCAATCTTTATGTCGTCCGACCAAGTCCAAAGGTCATTTGCTGACTCAGCTAACCACGCTTGAACTGTAGGTAATAGACGTTCGTATTTAGCTTTCGACTTCTTATTAAAAACTAAAGGTGTGCGAGTGCCAGTACCTTTTACAGCATATTCTTGTACTTCCTTTTCAAAGTTACTAGTGAAAGCAACAAAGTTATTGAAGTATTGAACCGCTGTACGCCAGTTGATTGGAGTTAAACGAAACTTACCTTGATCGTCAGTACCCAATAAGGTATTGATAGGTTCAACGTCACCATGTTGAAATACATGTGCTAATAGTTCACGAGATAAGGTTCTTAAACCTGCTTTAGTGATCTTCTCAGCAGCGGTAACGTCTGAGATAAGTTGATTTAATTCAGTTAAAGTTAAGGTTGCAGTTATGTTATTTGTGTTTGACATAATATTATACTCTTATAAGTTAAATTGATAGGTTTGTAAGCCTACTAGGATTAATAGACTTAGTGAACCTATCAAACCCCTAAGCCCCTAAAGAACACAAGGAACTTAAGAGGTCTTAAGGGCTGATAGTTTCACCGTAACCCATAAGGGCTACGATTAACAAAATATCAACTATATTGCTAGTTATTCAAAAGGTATCTAGCTGACTTGTTAACAATTAACACTAGGAATTAATCCAAGTGGCTAAAGTTAGCTTTTGAATAGCCGTTGATTGTTAGTGTAAATCCCTAATATGGGCACTATTAAACAACACGCAATAAATGATAGAATTGTTAAAGAACAAAGTTAGTGTAAGTAAGAACTGTAAAAGCGGTGTACCCCATTATCAAGACCACAATAAGACGTAATACTACTGTATAAATCCACACTGTTTACCTAGTAAACTGGAAGTGGTACAAGTAATGTACAATCATAATGTGCTAACGTGTCTAGGTTAATATACCCGTCTAAGTTGCTACAAATCACCAAGCTTTTAAAGAATCAAAAGGTTAATCGCATTCGCTAACCTTGTACCCTGAAGTTTAACAGGTTGGTTGGTGGTGTCAAGCCCTAAATGAAATAAACTTCAATTAAGTTTTGAAACACCCCTTAGAACCTTGAGAACATTAGGGAACCCGTAGCCCCTAAAGGCTCCAGTGCTATTGACATTTTAAGGTGATTTAATAGCTAAATATCACCAGTTTAATATTTATAGTCGCGGCTTATATCGACTAGCCTCTTTACACCTAGAGCCACCTATTCGTTTAGGCTTTGTTAAACCAGTTATCCGTCTGGTAGTTAGCCTGAGTGCTGCTCAACTGGTGCCCATTCTACGGACTTCCTAAGTAGAGTCAACCACTAAATGTAATTAATTCACTAATAACCGCCTACAATGTGACTGTAGCCCTTATAGCCTATGACTTAGAGCAATATTAAATAAATCTATAAACACTTAAGAACCTTATAACCTAGTAGCTCTGTTAGCCTCTGTAAGTCCTGTTATGCCTGTTAGCTCTGTTAGTAGCTGTATCTCTAAGGTAGAGGCTTGTAGATAGCTGTTAGTCTCTGTTAGTTCTTTAGGTTCTGTAGGGGCTTTAGGGGGACTTTAGGGGACTGTAGGAGCTTTGGGGCTAGTAAATGCCCCTAAAACCCTTAATCCCTGTAGATCTGTTAGCCCTAATAGCCTTTTAGACCTCTAAACCCCTAGATATCTAGCAATATACCCCTGTAAACCTCTAGATCTATGGATATCTAGCGGTATAGCCTTCTAGAACTTGTGGAACTGCGGGCATTTAGACGTCTAGGTCTGTAGATCTGTAGAGGGGTAGAGGTCTTTAGGGGCTTAGGGACGGTAGGGGTGCCCAAGTGGTTTAGCAGTGACCTATAAATTTTGTAGGAATTCAAAGGACCCCACAGCCCCTAAGGTATCCTAAGGTATCCTAAGGTATCCTAAGGTATCCTAAGGTATCCTAAGGTTCCTAAAGTTCTTTAGGCCCTCAAGATCAGAAAGTCCTTGACATATCCCTTAAGATGTGTTATAATACTACTAGTATTAATAGAATAGGAGGTGACATGAAGACTAGCTATAAGTTTAAAGATGACCAGGAGCTCTTAGGGTTTATCCTAAGTGAAGTAAAGAAGTATACAGGATGCTATTATGAGCATAAGGTACTCTATAGTTATAATAGATTAACAGTGGAAGAGTTAGCCCAGGAAGTATTCCTTAAGATCCTAAGGTCTGTCAATAGTAGAGAGCTCAATAAGTCCTATGTGAGACAAGCAGTAGTCTTTGTGTGTATTGATGAATACCGTAGGTATAGACTTAATGACATGCCTACAACTAAACAGGGACTAGGTAGTGAAGAATTTGATGTAAACTTCCAGGAGAACCTTGAGACCCCACAGGCCTATGAGTTTGAGTTAACTGAAAGACTAATGAACCTAAAGATGTTTGAAGCTAAGGAACTTGAAGTAGTTATGTTACTGATAGAAGGCAAGAGGAACCCTGAGGTCCGTAAGGAACTCAATATCCCTAAGATGACTTACTACACATTGCTTAAAAGGTTAAGAAGGAAATACATTGAGGCTATGGATCTTGAGATCTCTGAGTCAGAACAGGCCTTAGGAACCCTACTAAATTCCTTTAATAACCAGTAACTTGTAAATTAATTACTTTAAATCGGTACTAGAGCCTAAATTATTTCGTTAGTGTTCCCTGTAAGAACTAACAACTCACATACATTACTTGTAACTAACTACTGAAAACTACTAGGAAGGAACAAGTAAGTAACAACTTAAAGAGTATTAAAGAACCTAGTAAACTAGAACTTAAAGATACTTAAAGTAAGGAGAGCAAATGACTAAAGAAGAAGTTAAAGAAAGAGACCTGTTATTCTGTGAACTCCTGTTCGAGACAGGCTCTGTTATCCAGGCCTCTAAAGAACTAGGTATCCCAGTAAGAACAGGCCGTAAGATCCAGAAGAGAAACCAAGACTACCTGTTAGAAATGACTGATGCTGAATTAGCAGCAATGTCCTATGAAGCTATCAATACTCTTAGAGGTTCATTGTCTGAGGACGGTGAGATCCCTAAAGCTGAGGTTCGCTTAAAGGCAGCAACAGAAGTACTTGATAGAATTGGTGCAAGCAAAAGGAATGCACAGGAAGAGTTACAAACAGTAGCAACCCCTATAATCCTAATGCCAGCCAAAGACCCTGTAGCCATTCCAGCTATTGCAATATCAACAGAAGAGGAGTAACCTTATTAATATACTAGGGATTGATTTAGATATCAGTCCCTTTACTTTATCTGAGTGGGAATCCCTTAGCCCTAAAGAACCTTTATCTCAACGGATAACAGAGTTCTTTGAAGCTAAGCGATACTTTAGCCATCAGATACCAATTGGATATCAACGATGTCCATCAGACCCCTTATATGGGATACCTGAACCTGAGACTTTATCTGTTATCTTGTCTGTCCTTGATAGACTTAGATTCCAAGAGACCCTTAGTATTTCAGATTCCTTAGCGGTCTTGAAGAGTAAAGGGATTAAGTTAAAGTCTACACAGGCTGTCCATAACATGATGGATAGAACAGAGGAAGCCATTGGTATCTTATTACCACTTCCAAAGACTATAGATCTTAAAGCCAAAGATAACAGGCAAAGACTTGAGTGGAGACGGAAACGTAGAGTAGCTAAGAGAGATAAAGCCAAGAAGGCTAAGTTAATAGAACAACGTAATGAATTAGATAAACAGATAGGTAAGGAATCTAGACGTAGGCACAATGATGCTAAGACTGCTAAGATGACAATGAATGATATCTCAGAGTCTATTGAAGATAAGGTTAAAAGGCTTAAGGGAGACTCTGAGTCTAGTAGATTTGAGACTGATAGTAAACCTAAAGACTCCGTAGTCCTCTTCAAACCTACACCTAAACAAGCGGAGTTCCTAGCGGCTCCAGAGAAAGTAGTATTCTATGGTGGTGCTGCTGGTGGTGGTAAGTCCTTTGCATTAATCTTTGATGCTATTAGATATGCTCACCGTCCTGCGATGAGAGCCTTGATACTACGACGACGTAACAGTGAGCTGAAAGAACTTATATCTGTAAGTCAACAGTTCTACCCTAAACTATTTCCAGGAGCTAAGTTCAATTCATCCAAGATGATATGGGCATTCCCTTCGGGAGCCACGTTAGAGTTTGGTTACTTTGAGAAAGAACAAGATAAGGAGAGATATATTGGATTACCTTATAGCTATATTGCGTGGGATGAAATACAACTACAAAAGTCACCAGAAGGATTTGACTTCCTCTTCTCTAGACTTAGAACTACAGACCCACATATCACATGTTACGTCAGGTGCACTGGAAACCCTGGGGGTGCCCCGTGGGTCAAACAACGATTCATCGACCCAGCGCCATACAATACTACCTTTAGCCGCTATTCGCCGGGCGAGGAAGATTCTGCCGTAACTTACAAGTTCATACCAGCAACCTTATTCGATAATCCTTACTTAACAGAGGACGGTGAGTACGAGAAGACACTTAAACAGATGCCTAAAGCTAAAGTACAACAACTATTGTATGGAGATTGGGACACTGTAGAGGATGGATTCTTTGGATTTGATAGAAGTATACACATTAGAGAGGATGAACCACCAATGCACTGGCCAATTATCTCAGCAATGGACTATGGCTGGGTAGATCCAGCCTCCTGTTTATGGGCAAAGGTAAATCCTATGGATGGTTCCTTGTTTGTATACAGGGAATTAGAGATGGTACATGCTACTGTTGAGGATTGGGCCAAGAAGATGAGGGAAATGGAACAAGAAGAACAGTACGTAAGGGTACAAGATAGGGTAATTGACCACACATTGTTTAAAATGACTGGACATACAGGCCCCTCACACCTAGAAACCCTAAATCGTTGGGGATTCCAGACGAGACCAGCGGATAGACAGAGGGAACCAGGGTGGGAACAGGTGAATCAACGCTTATTACCTGGAGTTCTTGGAGAACCACAGCTATATGTGCATGAATCCTGTAGGAAACTGATAGATCAGTTAGTATCCGCACAATCTAAGCTTATAAACCCGAATGATATTGATGATACCCGTATGTTCTCCGTAGGTCGGAAGCATCACTGGGATCTATTGGACTGTTTAAGATATCTATGCATGGCAAGACCTAAATCAGTTACACATGACAACCTATTACAAGCATCTAAGTCTAATGCTGCTTGGGATAAGTATAACAATTATTTTAGTTAAAGGAGAATTAACTTGGCCAAGAAGAAAGAACCAACAGAATTAGAGAAAGAACTAGTCCAGATGGAACATCCACTAGTAGCTATGATTAAAGAGAAGTTTCAACAAGCTGATAGGGCTCGACGTCCTAAGGCAGACCAATGGCTTAAGAACCTCAGTGCTATCAGAGGGGAAGATTCTCAAAGATCTATAAGACCAGAGTCTGAAGTAGCTGATATCTATGTAAGGACAACCACTACTAAGACTAAAGCTGCATATGCTCAGATCAATGAAGCTCTATTAAGTGGGGACAAGTTCCCTATTTCAGTAATGCCTACCCCAATGCCTGATGGTATTGCAGAGTTTGCACATCTTAAGACTGAAGAAGGTCCTCAGGAACCTCAAGCTCCTGAAGCTACCTCTGGTTTAGATGTAGGCTTCGAAGGGGATGGTATTGAAGTACCTCCTGGGGCAACCCAAGAGTCTTTAGGTAAGATCATAGGATCTTCTTATTCTAAGGGATTAGAAGAGGAAATGTTCGAGGAAGGTAATGATGCTATAGGAGGTGGCGCTCAGATCTCCCCAGCGAAGCAAGCAGCCCGTAAGATGGAGAAGGTAATACATGACCAGCTTGCAGAATCTAAAGCCCGTATGGGGCTTCGTAGGGCCTTGTATGAACTATGTATGTTAGGCACAGGCGCAATGAAAGGACCCTTTACTGAAACTAAGAAGATGAATAGCTGGGAGGATGGTCAATATAAACCAGAGATCAAGGAATTCCCTGCGGTATCCTTTGTTTCTTTATGGGATATATATGTAGATCCTAACGCCTATAACTCTGAAGACATTGAATGGATTGTAGAACGTCACCGTATGAACTTCAATCAGATGTTTGAGTTAGGTAATCAACCTTTATTCGATAAGAATATGATAAACAAAGTAGTATCGATGGGTGGTAACTACCGTCAGGAATCTCATGAACATATCTTAAATGAATATAACAATGAGACAGAGGCTGAAGGAGATCTATTTGAAGTCCTAGAGTTCTGGGGATACATAACGAAAGAAGATGCTATTAAAGAATTTAAGTTAAAGTTACCTGAAGGTTCTGGAGATACAGTTCAGATAAACGCTTGGATCTCAGGTGGTGAAATTCTTAGGTTAAACATTAATCCTTTCTTACCTTCAAGGATTCCTTACTTCCTATTCCCTTATGAAGAAGACCCTTATTCAATATATGGTACTGGTATCCCAGAGTTAATGGAAGACTTACAGTTCCTAATGAATGGTATGACACGTCTAGCCGTAGAGAATGCTATGTTAGCAGGATCTGTTATGTTAGATGTAGATAAACAAGCCTTAGCTAATGAATCTGATATGAAGATCTACCCAGGTAAAGTATGGGAGAGACAGATGGGTGCTACTGGTAATGCAATCAATGCGATTGAAATTCCTTTTGTAGCTCATCAGAACATGCAGATGTTCACTCAGTTCAGACAAATGGCGGATGAGGCTACAGGTATCCAGAGTATCCTGCATGGACAAACAGGTGTATCTGGGACTGGACGGACAGCTAGCGGGTTGTCAATGCTAATGGATTCAGCATCAATGAGTATCAAGAATGTGATCAGGAATATAGATGACCACTTGTTAAAGCCTCTTGCGTCTAGTTACTTCCAATGGAATATGCAGTTCAATACTGAGGATCATCCAGAGATTAAAGGTGACTTAGAGATAAGGGCATTAGGTAGTTTCAATCTGATATCGAAAGAACGTAAATCACAAAGTTTACAAACTTTCCTTCAGTTAAGTACTAATCCACAACTCGCCCCGTTGATCAGGTTGCCAACAATCATCAAGGATTTAGCAATCCAAATGGATATGAATCCAGAGGAAATATTAAATAGTCCTGAGGAAGCTATGGTCTATGCACAGTTAATGGCTATGAACCAAGCAGCTCAAGAAGGTGGACAAGGTGGACAAGGTGGAGTATCAGGAAGTGTACCTTCCGCTGACTCACCAGCCCCAGGCCAGGATGGCTTTACAGGGAATCAAGCAGGAGCAGGAAATGAACAAGGAGTTCAAGCACCACCTGTACAATAAGACTTAAGGACCCTTCGGGGTCCATCTACTTAGGAGATTATATGTTTACACTTACCCCAGATATTATGAAGAAGTTACATACCTTACCCCCAGGGGAACGAGGCATGGAAATTGAAAGACTTAAATATGAGTATCAGGTAGCACTAAATCAAGTACATGAACCAATGAATGCAGTGGATATGTCAGTTCCACTTATGGAAGTTAACAAGACACAAATTACTGAGACTGATTTCAGTAAGACATAGTATAAACATTAACCATCCAATTATTTTAAAGCGGAGGAACAATGGACAAGAACAAATTAATGGTAAGGCTTATGCCTTTAGTTACAGATTTAAAGTGGGATCACTTAGAAGACTACCTCAATTATGAAAGAAATACACTAATAGAGACACTTCTAAAGTCATCCGATATTAGAAATACAAATAGATTACAAGGTGAGATCTTATTCTTAGACAAGATTTTGAACTTACCAAACACAGTAAAGAAAGCAGCAACCTCATACTAATGAGACTGCAAAAGGAGAACCTATAATATGAGTACATTTGAAAACGTTGACCCTTCACAGGAAGTAATTAACCCAGAAGCACATCAACAAACAGAGCCAGTAGTAGACTGGGAGAAACGATACAAAGACTTACAATCTTATGCTGATAAGAACCGAGTCGGATTAGAAGCAGAGAACCAACGTTTACGGAAGGCAACCACAGTGTTCACCCCTCCTAAGACACCTGAAGAACTCGCAAGCTTTAGAACTGAGAACCCTGATTGGATGGGCGTAATAGAGACAGTAGCACATGATATTGCTTCAAACTCTATTCAAACCTTACAACAAGACGTTAACAAGGCTAAACAAACTGCGGCAGCTTCAGAGATAGTAGCAGCGCATCCAGATGCAATGGCTATTTTAAGTTCTCCTGAGTTTGATCAATGGGCAAACGACCAAGGTCCTGAGATTCAAGCATGGTTGAAGGATGAGTTTGATTCTTCTAAGGTTATTAGATCTATCAATTACTACAAGGCAATGAGCTCTCACGCTTCAAGTGTGCCTACGCAATACAATGAACCTTCAGCCGCTCAGGCTGTAAGTACCCATGGTAGTGTTGTGACCCCGCAAACCCAAGAGTTACCTCGAAGGTTTACCCGAGAGCAAATTAACCGGATGCATCCAGATGAATATGAAGCAAACTTCGAGGCTATCAAAGCCTTTGCTCAATCTGGTGGATTCAATTAAAGCACTACTAAAGGAGATATAACACATGGCAGGTTACACACCAGCAGGCGGAAATCCGTCAGGCGATAATTCAACTCAAGCTCATTACTACGGCACTAATACCTCAAACCTACGAGGTCCAGCAGGTGACGGTACGGATCAGGTATGGGTACCAGAGATATTCTCAAAGAATGTCTTGATGCGTTTCAGACGTGACTCGGTAGTTGAAGGCGTCACAAACAACGATTACTTTGGTGAGATCTCAGCGTTTGGCGACACTGTTAAGATTATCAAAGAACCTACTATCACGATTGGTAACTACTCTCGTGGTGATACATTAACTTCTACTAGCTTCCAAGATACTGAGCACACCTTAGTACTTGACCAAGCACATCAGTTCCAATTCGAAGTTGATGACTTAGAAGACAAGCTAGCTCACGTTAACTGGGAACAGTTGGCATCAGGTGCAGCTACTTACAACATGAAGATGGCTTATGACTTGAACGTCCTTAAGTACTTCGAAGACCAGATGTTATCAATCCAGTTAGCTAATAAAGCTGTCGATGCAGACTTAGCTACTTTAAACAACGTGTTCTACAAAGTTGCCACTGCTGCTACAGCTGTTGCTGCTGATACAACTACTGCGGATATCAAGACTGAGTTACAGACTACCACTCCATGGCTAGTGAACAACACTGGTACTGGTACTAACGGTATTGAAGTTCTTACTCTCTTAAGTAAGCTTGGCTTGATCTTAGATAAACGTGATGTTCCTCAAGAAGGTCGTTATGTTGTAGTTGGTCCAGAGTTCATGGATTTACTTGCACAAGTTGATTCTAAACTTATCAACCAAGATTATCGTGGTGGTTCTTTAGAGCTATCAAATGGTCTAGTATCAATGGCTAAGGTACGTGGTTTCGCAATCCATAGTACTAACAACGCTGAATCTGGTCTTATCATTGCTGGTCATATGAGTGCAATTGCTACGGCAAACTCTATTATCAATACTGAGAAGTTCCGTTCACAAACTACTTTTGCTGACGTTGTACGTGGTCTACATGTATTTGGTCGTGCTTTAGTTCGTGAAGAAGCAGTTGTAGGTGCTTACGTAACTTACGCTTAGTCGTAATTAGATAGATTCCCCAAGGTCCCTTAAGTCCTTAAGGCTACTGAGGGTAGAACTATCGACCTAAAGGGGATCTCTTCGGAGGTCCCTTTTGTATATAAGGAGTTTAATTAATGACAGCAAGAAACAATGCTAAGGTAGTTAAGGGTAGTATCCTATCGGCTAACTTTAAATCCTACGGGAGGCAGTATCAAACAGGAGTTAACTTAGTGACTATAGGTCGTACAGGTTTATCCTCTACTGCTATCCAGAATCTAGATGCTTCAACAGCTGTACAATTCTGGCACGGTTTGATACCTATAGATCCTCTAGACTCAGAGTCAGCTCTATTACCGTTAGACCCTACAGGCTGGGATGGTACACAAACTAACCAAGCTATTAATACAATATCAAACTATGGAGAGAGAGTAGGTCCAGGTCAATACCTAGAACCTTTCGTTGCTCCAACTAATATAATCTATTCATATGTATCTTCAGGTACAGTTAATGCACATGTTAAGGAGGGCTAATGGCTAACCAATTATATCCTTTAGGTAAAGAAGGATTCATTACTAAACAGATCGATATGTCTGCTGATAATATCAAAGCAATCTTAACCAGGGATGCTTACAACGCAGCTGATCAGTTTCTCTCTGATATCTCAGATGTAGTAGCTACCTCAGTTAACTTAACCTCTAAGACTGTAGCTCTAGGAGTCTTTGATTCCGCAGACATTACATACCCCACAGTAGGGGCAGCTGCTATTACTAACTATCTAGTTATGTATCAAGATACTGGAGCGGCAGGAACTTCAAGACTTATAGCACATATAGACACAGCAACAGGATTACCTGTAACACCTGATGGAACTAACATCACTGTGGAGGTGAACGCCTCAGGCTGGTTTGCCTTATGATGCTTCAAGACTTTAATTCTTTAATAGTAGCTCAGGCCTATGAGGTTAAAGGTCAGAGGATGATTAGTCCTGACATGATGACTGCTTTCTTAGCGAGGGCAGGTATCTTCAGAGCTATTCAATCTGAAGACTCCGAAGCAGCTGCGGCTCTTAGGGCAGCCTTACAGTTTGGGTCTGAGTTTAACTTAATTGAGGACCATCCTTTAAGTGTTGAATCTTTATTAGGCGGATTAGCAGCGGCTACTCCAGAGTTCGTTAAGTCCCTTAAAGACTATGCTAACCCTATATCAAGACCATTTAAGGATAGTACACCTGAGGACTTCGAGGCTTCAAAGCTTATAGGTCTTTCAAGTTCTAGTAGAACTAAGTATACAGGCATTGAGGCAGATTTCATCGTTAATGTAGGATTAGAAGCTATCGAAGTTAAAGTAGACTTTGAGACTACGACTATTAAAGACTTAACCCTTAAGCTTAGCTTAGCTGAGAAAGAACAAGGTGAATTAGACTTTTATCCTTTGGACTACTCTCCTGAATTCAAGATACCTAAAGGTACTTTAAAGAGGAAGGTAACTATCCCTAGGAAACTTAAAGGTAGGCATATACAAATCACAGGCGAAGTTGATATTAAAGGGGCTAGCTTTAGCTTAGATGTAGGAGGTAGATAATGATAACATATCCAAGTGAGATTAACTTACCAGTACAACCTGCATGGGATAACCCTGACTTGGATGGTATCTTAACCTTACAGTACTTTGATGGTACTACAACTTACGATGCATTATCAGGGGCTTCAGGTGTAGCCTTTGATAATGCTAATTCCTTAGGTACTACAGGTGCTAAGGGTGAGCAGGTGTCCGCTACATGGATATCTAAACCAGCAGGTATTGATAGTGACCCTTATAGTTTATTCGAGACCTTCGAGGACTCAAAGGATAACTATCAATTAAAAGTTACCTTCCCTCAAGGGACTGAGAAGATAGCGATGACCCCTACGACTAATCTATCTAAGGACTTTGCTTTAGATTTTGAGCTATCTTATGAGACAACAGCTCTAGCTAATCCTTCTGTATTAGTACAAGGTACTGCAACGTCGGGACAACATCATATATTCTTCAATGGAACTACACTGAGGATGGGTATGCAATGGGCAACCTTTACTTTCACATTACCTGTTACATTACCTGTAACATCAGGGGGCCCTTACAACTTTAAGGTTCGTTTGGTGGGTGGTACACTTACAGCTTTCCTAGACGGAGTAGCAATGACTGGCTCCTTTACAAGTGTGACTCAGGGTTTCTTACTTGAGGATGATGAACTATGTACTAATACCTCATCAGGTATTAAGATTAAGCATTTTAAATATATAAGCTATGATTTCCCTGGGGACTCTCGGTACTGGTTGTTTAATAAGACCAGCGGCACTACTGTAACTGATGAGATCAATGGGCAGTTGTTGACTTTAACTAACTTTACTGGGGATTCAGGATGGGAGAGGATTCTTCCTCTAATATCAACTTCTATAGGAACCGGTCAGGATTATACTAGCTTTGCTGCACACCGCACTGGTGAGAAAGGTAAAGGTAATGTACTTAGTGAAGTAATAGTAACAGAAAGTCAGGAGCTACCCGCTGAGGTTCGGTATTTTAATGGGGAATTTGAACAGCTATGCATACGAGGGGCTACCCCTTTCAACGGTAAGTTAGGTGATGCTGGTAACATAAGTATCCGACAGTCTATAGGATACACAGGTAATCTGTTCCAACATGCTCAGATTCTTGAGTTTAGGGATATTGATTTCTTAACTAATACTACCCGTGCAGTGGCTCATGATACTTCTAGTACTTTAATTGCTACCTCTTGTGGGTTTGAATCTGATCAGATGTGTATCTTCCCTACTAATACTGTGTACATTACTATTAAAGAAAGTCAATTAAAAGCACCTAACGATTATTGTATTCAGATAGCTGGTGGCTCTGGTTCTTTAACATTACTTGATAACCACATAATTGGTAATTCAGAATTCGGCTCTTTACGTATACGAGGTACGGGGGATTCTTATTTAGTTAATAACGTCATTGAGACCTTAAGCACTAAAGGAATACGTGATGATACGGGGAATATTAAAGGTCTTAATAATATAACTAATGATGCTTCAGCTACTACCTTAGGTGTAGGTATTCAATCCGATATGACTGGGTGGTTTACTTCTGACGAACAAGTAACCTCAACAGGTAGAACAGGGATAGGTACTAGTACTGGGTGGAATAATTCTAACATATTAGAGTGGGCGAATGAAGTATCACCTCCAGGGGATAAGATTATACAGCCTGGATTCATTAGCTCTACTGCTGTACTATACGATCCCACAGTCCTTGGGTCCACTAAGATTATCCCTGGATTTATTGATTCAACTAGCCAAGTCTTCCAGCCGGAAGTCAAGAAGGCTAAGAGGATTACAATCAATACTAGGATAGAAGGTACTACGTTATATAGTCCCACCGTTAGGCAGCATAAGAAGATTACCTTAGAGACTATAGGGTCTACAAGTCAAGTCTTTAGTCCTATCGTTAAGATGGATCAGCTGATAGAGTTAGAGAGAATAGAATCTACTAGCCAAGTCTTTGCTCCTATCTTTAAAGGTGAGAAGTTTATTGAACCTGGATTTATATACTCAAGTGCTATTGTGTTTGTTCCTACCGTGACAGGAGGGGCACCACCCGCAGCACTTCCTGACTCATCAGTCCGTGATGGAATACAATGGGACAGCATGAATCGCTTATAAGGAGAAACAATGACATATTTAGAATACACTAACATTATACTACAGGGAATCAATGAAGTACCTTTGACTTCTCAACAGTTCCAATCGGCCCGTGGGTTACAACAGTTTGCTAAGGAAGCTATCAATAGAACTTACTTTGATATCGTAGGTGAATATAAATGGCCTTGGATGCATGACTTAACAGATACTTCATTAGGTACTCCAGAACTTTCAGGTGAGAAGTCCTTAGTGCCTACTACTGAATGGACTACGATCCCTGTTGCTAATCCCTACAAGGATGCTGTAGATTGGTCTACGATCTACTACACTAATGCTGATGATGATAAGAAGGACTTAACTTATTTAAACTGGGAACAATATCAAGATGGTCAAACCATTATTGATTCACTCTCTGAACCTAAGTATATAGTCCAGTCAGCTGACGGTAGGTCTATGGGTTTACTCCCGTTCCCTACGGATATCTCCAACATAGGTAAATTATATTATAGGATATGGGCTAGGCCTTCTCGGTTTGAGTTTGCAACCGATGAGATCCCTATGCCTGACATCCATTATAATGTATTAGTAGATGGAGCCTTGCATCAACTATGGAGCTTTAGAGGTAACATAGAGCAAGCACAGATAGCCTACTCTAGGTTTGAGAAAGGTATGAAGAAGATGAAGCAGAAGTATACTAACCAAACCAATAGGGCTTGGTGGGTCTAGTGGCTGCAACAGAGCAGACCTTCCCTATCGCGTGTAGGGGAGGATTAGACCTGACAACTAACACGCAAGAATTACTCAATAAACCTGGATGGGCTACACGCTTAGTAAACTTTGAGCCATCTAATGATGGTGGTTACCGAAGGATCTCAGGGTATACACCCCTAGGTTCTGGTAGAACTCCAGGTACTGAGGAGAATAGGATTAAAGGGGTACACTGGGTTGATGATAGATTACTTATTGCTTGTCATGACTCAGCAGTTTATTTAACTTATGATTTAACTAACTGGACTCAGATCAATAAGACTATGGATTTAGTGGCAAACCCAAATGGTATTGATTACACAGCTCTACAAGCTGCCGTTGCTTTACCTAGAAGTACTAGTTATCATTATAACTTCCAAGTCTTTAGGCAAGGAACAGAGGTAATTATAATGGGAGCTTCGGAAGGCTCCAGTCCTTTCTTCTTTAAGATCGATGGCACTACATTAGAAGATAGTACATATACTTACAAGGAGTTATCCTTAACAGCAGGATCTCTATCGGGAGCTACACACTCTGAGAAGTTTAAAGATCAGTATGTTATATCGGGAATGGATTCAGCACCAGCTGAGATCTACTACTCTGACATCCTTAAACCTGATGACTTCGAAGGAGGTAACGCAGGTTCTATAGGATTCAATGATACAGTAGTAGGTTTACAGATGTTCAGGGAATCTTTATATGTATTCTGTCGTAACTCAATCCATAAGGTTGACGGGTTATCTAGTGGTTCCCCTCAACGAGTCCAAGTAACTACAAGGATTGGTTGTGTTAATGGGGATTCCATTCAGGAACTAGCAGGTGACTTAGTGTTCCTAAGTCCCGATGGTATCCGAACTCTTTCAGCAACCGCTAGGATAGGCGATGTAAATATATCTACCTTATCTGAGTCAGTAGCTAATAGACTTAGGGTTATCAATAAAGACATAGACTTATATGACGTGAGGAGTGAAACACTTAAGAACAAAGTACAGTATAGAATATTCTTTAAAGCTAAACCTGGAGAACCTGTAGGTTCTTATAGTCTTATAATGCATATGGAGTTAGATGAGAATGGTAACTCACGTCCTGCATTCTCTGAGATTACAGGGTTTGAAGTAGCTTCTATTCATAATGGTTTCTATGGAGGCAAGGAGAAGACTGTTACTGGTGATCTAGTAGGTAACCTTTGGTTCCATGATGAAGGGGTAGACTTTAATGGAGCCTACATATACTTCCTATATGAGACACCTTTCTTTGCTATTGATGACCCAGGGCTTAGGAAGAATGTACACAAGCTCTTAACATACTTAAAGGTTGAAGGAGATACAAGTTTCAACATAGCAGTTAAGTATGATCATGATGCTAAGGAAGCTTATCAACCTGCACCTTATGCTGTTGGTCCTCTTAAAGCCCCAGCGCTTTATGGAACTACAGTCTATAAGACTGGCAACGTAACATATGGTACTGAGAAAGCACCAGTAGTTAACACCTTGACCGAGGGATCAGGTAAGACTATCGCAATCAGGATATTCCCTTCAGGTGAACGATGTGATCCTTTTAGTCTTCAGGGCTTTGATCTATCCTTCGTTCCATCAGGTAGAATTTAACAGGAGGATTATAATGAAAGCATATGTGTACCAGTTACTATTTCCTAACAACAAAGAGTATATAGGAGTGACTACAGATTTAGATACAAGATTCTCGAAGCATCGTTCTGACAAATCTAAAGTCGTAGGTAAAGCTATTACTAAGTATGGCTGGGATAATGTCAAGAGAGATTATAAAGAATTTGAGAATGAAGCAGAAGCTTATGATTATGAGGCTGAGATAGTGGATCAACCCTTTGTAGATTCACGCAACACTTATAATCAGAAACTAGGAGGTCGCTTCTCTCCTTTCATGAATCAACTTATTAGAGATAAGATTAGTGAATCTAAGAAAGGACATGAAACAGATGAAGAGACTAGACTGAGAATATCGAATACTTTAAATCCTAATGGTTATCCTACTCTAATACACGAAGAACATGGAGTTCATACTCCTTCTACCCTACAAGGGTTTGCAAGGAAGTGGGAGCTTAATGCTCCTGATGTACATAGATTAATTAAAGGCGGCCGTCCTTCAACTAAAGGATGGAGAATTCATACAGATAAGGAGGTGATCTATCGCTAATGGCTATACTCGACAATCCGTGTTCATAGATGGTGATGTAATCTTAGCAGAACATGGTAACTTAGAATTTGATTGGTTGGTTAATGTCTTTAATGATGTGACTGGACATAATCATGACGGTACGGTAGGTGGTGGAGCTGCTGTTCCCTTGCTTAAGGATTTAACTTTAGCTCAAGACTTTACCTTGAGTTCCACAGGAGTTACAGGTTCTGTAATCCTTGATGAGATTGGTTTAGTAACAAACTCAGATAAGCATTTAGCAACTCAGAAGTCTATTAAGTTATATGTAGATACTAATGCTGCTACCCTAGAGGCAGTTGATATTGGTTTACAATCACAGATAGATGTGTTTGAGAACTCTAACCATGGACACATTAACTTATCACAGTTAAACCAAGTAGGCTTAACGGCTCTCTCAACGGTAGACTTTGAAGCTGTATATGGTTACGATTATCTCATTGATGGTACTAGTAATACAGTAGATTGTACATTACCTGTACCAGCAGCAGGTCAAGAGTTTCTCATTACTAACTCTAGGTTCTCAACGAATGTAGTACAAGTATTGAACCCAACACAAACAATCAAAGGAGCTATTGAAGTAGCCCCTGGAACTAATATAATCTTAGCCCCTGGTGATACCATCAGACTCGTAGCTACTGATTCAACAACAATGGAGGTAATATAATGGCTGAGAAATTCAGTAAGGTAGCTGGGAGTGGCTCCACAAATACTAAGGTTACAATCCCCGTTAAGGATATCACAGTCTCTGGGGACTTACAGATTGGTGATGAGATGTCCTATCAAACAAGAACTAATACTCTTATCCCTCAACGACATTTAAACAATAGTACCCACAAGACTGGAGAGAAGATAGGTACCGTCGTTAACGGTGCTCTTTCTATTTCCTTTGTTATAGGTAAGGGTGATCAGTTTCTAGTATCATTAGTTAGTTATTACCTAAGTTCTGCTACAGCTACTCATGTTATTAATTGTGAAATTACTGATAGGTTTACAGGTACTACGACTACTAAGAACTTTTCATTAGTTGCTTCATCTACTTTCAGTAGTGTTGTATTCTCTAACTTTGTAGCTTACAGGGATAGTCAAACTGCTGCTGTAGCTGTAGGTACTGATACTAATCTATACACAGCACCTATAGTATTCTATGCTCCAGACGGTGACGTAGATAATATAACATTGAATAATGTAGCTATTTCAGGTTCTTATGCTGTACTTAATTCTACTTATGGTTTTGATACTACTTTATCTGCTACTAATACAGAATTATTATGGATGACTGATGGTAGGTTATTTGTGAAAGCAGCATATGATACTTCTAATACAAGGACTAAGTTCTACACAGTTAATGGTTCTGTAGCTAGCGCTCAGTCTTCAATAGCTAGACGAACTGATGTAACGCCTGGAAGCCCTGAGTCTCTATATGAAACTCCAGATGGCAATGTAATAGGTATGGATACAACTGAGATTCTATTTATCTATAATATTACAGGGGACGCTGTGATCTTAGGAGCTGTAGATGTCTCACAAAGAATTAATGCAGCGGCTGTTAGTCATGCTATCTTTACATCGGCAACTGGTAAGATCCTAATGGCTGGTAAGTATTCAACTAGTATATTCATTGAAGAGATTACCTTAGGAGCTAGTGATGCCACAATATCACATACATCTTACGGTTCATTCTCTGGCGTTAATGCTCAGTCTTCTTATATCTTTGTATCTCCGGAGAAGGAATTATACTTCACTAATACAGGTACTATTCAGTCCTCCTTTAGTAAGGTAGCTATTGATCCAGCTACTGGAGACTTAGCGCTCAATCAGGACTCGGAATACTTCTTAGATACACAGGTTATAGATGAATCTAGAAAGAATCCTGAAGCCTCTAACACCTACAACTTTACTAAGGATTTATTTACATCAGTAGATGTAGAGCCTCCGTCTAATACTAGCTCAGGTCTTGCAACTTGTGGTACTATGGATGCTAGGTTTAATCTATTAGGAGTCCCAGGTGCTGAACCGTTCTTTAGGATTGGTACAGTAGTAGAGATTGATGGGTTGGATGTGACTATAGATACTTCAGGTTATGGTTCACTTATCGAGGTAGATAATACCCATGATGCTGGTACAGAGTTAGTTAAGGACTGGACGTTTGCTTTAACCCCTGAGTTTATCTTTAAGCTAGATGAAAGAGTATTAGCTACTAACTACTACCAACAAGTTATCTATACATATGGGACAACTGTAGGTAGTAGAGGTGGTGAACAAGATTCTTCATTCTCAGGAAGTACTATAGATGGTATGATTGCTGTTGTTAACTCTGATGATCTTGAGATAACCATTGAAGATGAGTACTGTAGAGACTTAGTATGTCATGGTTCAGGAGCTGGAGCAACAGCTTGTGCTATTAATGGCTTCATAGCTTTCGATGGTGTGTTGTTTCATGATCAAAATAGCTTTGGACTAGCAGCTCATACTGTAAGGACTAAGTGTATTGGTACTACTTCTATCATGTATGATCTATGGGTAGAGGGTACAGGACAGCAATTTATTCAACTATTAGATCGTAAGGAGCCTTTAGAATAATGAAAGTTACAATCGGACACCCAGGGAACCCTAAGACCCCTGAAGAACTAGAAGCTCTTAGACCTAAAAGGATGAAGATAACTGTTGGATCTTTCCGCAGAAGGCTTACCCTATTAGAGAAGGTAGCTCTAACAGAGTCACCTATTACTATTGTTAAAGTATTAATGGATGACTTAGCTAGTTCTACTTACATTGATCTAGAATCCCAAGAGTTAAGAGAGGGCTTACAAGCTCTCGTAGACTTAGAGATCTTAGCGGTAAGTAGACTTCCTAATCTATTCCAGGAAGGGACAGAGGAGGAAGCATGGAAGTAGTAGGATACCTCTTCGTTGGTATCTTCGTAGTAGCATTCATAGGGTTCTTGGGTCTTCCCAAGGGCTCTAAGAGCTTTAGGGTTTCTAAGAACATCTGTCTTGGATATGATCAATGGCTAAATACTTTATTACTGGGATACCCTGATGAGACTATAAGCTCACGTGCCTATAAAGGAAGACTTAAAGGCAAGAAGAGATGGACATGGTTAGCTAATATCTTAGACTGGATAGATACAAACCATACAGCTAAGTCCGTAGAGTGGGATGAAGGGACTGGGAAGTCTGATGATACGTTAAAAGCTGGCGCTAATAAAGATAAACAAACATAGGAGGATTAAATGGCATTAGAAGATAATAAACTCAGGATGGGTGATACTCCTCCTAACACCCAACGATCTGGTACTGTCAGGGAGGAACTACGTAATGGGGATATACAACGACCAACTAGGGATAACTTCAGACAACCCGCTCAAGATACCTTAACAAAGAATACATTAACTAGGGAAGCTCCTGCACCAGCTGCTGCTAAAGCACCTACTGCCCTACAAAGAGCAAGCACTCCTGGGATACCTGATGGTCCTATAGATGGTAGGGGTACTGGTTTCTTTGAGGACCCAAGATCTGGTAATGGTGACGTACATACAGGATTTGAAGATATAGGAGACCCGAGGTTAGGTGGGGGTGGTAGATTCGGAGGAGGTGGAGGAGGAGGTGGAGAGCCTCCTGTTGTAGATCCTGGAGGTCCCGGGACTGTAGGTGGACCAACTGACGGAGGCGGAGGCCCAGGATCTGGTAACCCCGCAGGTAATCCATTCGCTACTGGTGCTGCACCTGAAGGTACTATAGCTGAACAATACAACGCAGTAAGGAATCAACTATCTAATAATATTTTAAACCCTCAGTTACCTGATAGTGCTACTCAGTCGGCTACTCTTATAAGCGAAGGAGAAGGGGAGATTATAGATCCTAACGATCCTTCATTCCAGATATCTCCTCAAGCTCAGATAGCTGCTGTAGGTTTTGGAGCTGCGGAAGCTGCTATAGGTATGGCTGTAACTCCTGCTGATATGGCTGCTGCTCAAGCACAATATACTGAAGTAGTTGCCGCTGCTAAAGGTACTGTTAGTAAACTAGCGGGAGGTGGTAGAGCTACGGCTGCTAATGCTCAAGCTGCTATACAAGACTTAGATGCTGTAGATCCTAGGACAATGGCTAAAGCCTTAACTCATGAAGTACCTAACGGTGCTACAGTTAAAGGACAACTAGATGGTTTACTTGGAGACTTAGGGACTGGCAACATTCCAGATTGGGCCCAGCCTGCTATTGCACAAGCAGAAGCTCAGATGGCAGCTAGGGGTTTATCAAGCTCTAGTGTAGGACAGAATGCTATGTTCAATGCTATCATTAATGCTGCTATGCCGATTGCACAGGCTGATGCTAAGTCTAAACTTGCTGTATTCCAACAGGATATATCTAATGAACAGCAAGCAATGCTAGCTAACTCTACGTTCTTCCAGAACTTAACAATGAAGAACTTAGATAATAAACAGCAAGCCTCTATTGTTAACGCTACTAATGCTACGAATGCTAACATAGCTACAGCACAGAATCAAACTAATGCTTCTATTGCTAATGCTCAAGCTTTCCTTCAGATGGATATAGCTAACTTAAACAATGAACAACAAGCATTGATGATGGATTCACAGTTTAGACAACAAACAATGTTAACTAATACTGCCGCTGAGAACACAGCTCTCCAGTTTAATGCTCAGAGTCAACAACAAGCTGATCAGTTTAACGCAAACTTAGCCACTTCTGTAAGTCAGTTTAATGCTACTCAACAGAACTCAGCTAGACAGTTTAGTGCTAACGCTGCTAACTCAATGTCTCAGTTCAATGCTAACTTAGGGTTCCAGAGGGAACAGTTCAACGCTCAGAATGCTACGGCAATCTCACAGTCTAATGTTAACTGGCGTAGACAAATGAATCAAATGAATACAGCCGCAGAGAATGCAGTTAACCAAGCTAATGCTATGAATCAATTCAACTTGAGCAATCAAGCCCTGACGTTCCTATGGCAAGAGCAACGTGATGCAGCTAAGTGGGCTAATGATAATGTACAGAATGAAGAAGAGAGAAGGGTTAGGATGGCTATCGCCGCCTTAAGTAATGAATCAATGGCTGACGCTAAGTCCCTTGAGAACATTAAGACCTTAGCGGGAGCCGCTGTATCTATCTTCAATGCATGGGGGACTTAATATATGGGATGGTTATCCAAAGCCTGGAAGGGCATAAAGAAAGCAGTAAAGAAAACAGCTAAGAGAATTAAGAACATAGCTAAGAAAGTAGTAACCTCACTACCTGGCGGTAAGAAGTTATGGAAGTTAGGAGGTAAGATAGGAACTAAAATACTAAAGGGGGTAGGGAAAGTAGTTAACAAACTAGGACCCGTAGGGATGATAGCGCTGAGTGTCCTCGCGCCCTATGCTGCTCCACTTTGGTCTGCCTTTGGTGCTGCTTCAGCGGCAGCTGGTGGTGTTATGGGATCTATAGGATCTGCTATATACACCGCAGGTAACTGGGTTGCTGGTACTTTAGGCTCTATGTCCCAAGGTATCTCAAAGGCTATAGGTACTATTGCTGAGGGAGGCTTAAGTGGTATAATGGAAGGCTCTTTAAGTAAAGCTGCTGGTGAGGCAGTTAATGGATTTGCAAGTGCATTCTCTGGTGAAGCTGGTAAGGCTGCTGTAGAAGCAGGTGTTGCATCGGCTACTGACTTTGCAATCAAGGAAGCTGCTGGTCAATCCTTATTCGATCAAACAGTTGGTAAGATGGCTGAGGATGTTGGCGGGGCTTTAGGTTTCGACAACAGTCAAATTACTTTATCTGAAGCAGGAGCTACTCCTGTGGATGCCGCAGGTAATCCAATGGCATCTCAAGGACCTGAGCCTTTCCAGATTGAAGCAGTTAATGATCCACAGATAGCCGCAGGTCCAACGTCAGCAGCAGCAGATCAATCTACATTTGCTACTAAGCTAGATGATGCTACAAGACTTGGAGGTTCTACAGGTATTAAGTCTGACATAGTTAAGAGTACTGTCTCAGGCACTAAGACTCCAGGAGAGAAGTTACAGGATGGCGCTAAGGATTTAGCTGAGGCTATGCTTAAACAGAACTCTGGTGGTATTCAACCTATCCAAGCTATAGGTGATGTAGGTGGTAACCGCTTCGGAGGTAACGCACAAGGCCAAGGTGGTGTAGGTGCTGGTGGTGGTAACTTCTTATCACAACAAATGCTAGCTGCTATGCAAGCACAAACACAACGTATGACAAGGGGGTTTGGTTAATATGTCAGATTTTACAGATGCACAAGGGGCTCAGATGTTAGATGGGCCTATCCCTGGAGAGTCTTTAACTCAAGATCCTGAGAACCCTCAGCCTTGGGAGACTCCTCCTGAGTATACAAACTTACAACCATTCATTGATGACTTGTTTATGAATGTAACACAGGAAGATAATATTGATGGTGTACTTGATCCAATGAGGAAGGGTGTACCTTTAGAGGACATAGCTCATATGTTATTGTTTCAAGCAATGGCTTCAGGTAAGATTAATACAGACTTAATGTTATCAGCTATCGAACCTACGGTATACATGATGACTGGTTTAGCTACGTTTGCTGAAGTGGAAGATCCTGTTCTGTATCCTGAGGATGATATGATTACTGATGAAGAGGATGAGATATCAGCACTTGAGAAAGCAGCTGAAGGTGGGGAAGTATCCATAGATACATTACCAGTTCCTAAAGGAGTCTCAAAGTCTTTAGTCCAGAAACTTAAAGAAGGAGATATATAATGGCTATCAGTTGGGCACAAGGTCTCCTAGCAGGGGCTGCCGGAGTAGCTGAATACTCTGAACAAGAGAGACAACGTAGACAGCAAAGGATTGATAAGACTAATGACTTAAAGAATCAGATGAGGTCTTTACAGGCCAAGTCTAGATATGCTGGTAAGATTAAACGATATGAAGATAACCGTAGTCAACTACAAGCCCTTGAAGGCATAGAGGCTGGTGGTTATCATGAGCAAATGTCTTTGTTTAAGGGACAAGGTTATAGTACTGAGGCAGCCTCTAGAGCTGCAATGCTTGTAGGTAATGGTAAACTCACAGCCCTTAAGCGTCCCACAGCTCTAAAGGAACCAGAGTTCTTAATGCCTTCAATAGCTGAAGGGCAGGCTAGATCTCCTATTGGTGATTGGGCTGCTAATTTCTCTAAGAGCTTTAGGGCTGCGGAGCAACCTGATATTCAACCTACTGGTGAAGCTGCTGCAAGACCTGAGGATCAGATAGAAGGTGATGTAGATCCTACAAGTACAGAGTTTGAGCCTGGAGTTAATCCAAGTCCCGAAGAGTTTGGACAAGGTGAGGAACTATCATTAGATTCTGCCGATGCTCTTAAACCTGTTGGGGCATTCCCTGACCAGGACCCCTTTGCTAAACCTGCTGAGATGCTTATCACTAAACAGGAATCAGTGGAAGGTGGACGTGGTGGTACTAGGATCTCATTCACAGATCCTGTAACTAAAGAGACTACCCATACATTCGTACCTTCAGGAATTACAGGTCTTAAAGAGATCTCTCCTATTACGAAGACTAATCAGGATGGTTCACAAACTATTACTGAAAGGGTATTCAACCCTGAGACTGATGAAGTATATAATACTAATGTATATGCTACTAAATCCTCAGACCCTGAAGCCCCTATCACCCCTGTGAAGTTTACTACTATCTCTACTTACTTAGATAAAGGTAAAGATAATAAACCACAAGGTCAATTCTACGCTGACTTCCCTGAGACTGAAAGGGAACAATGGGAGGAGGCTGATCAAGGTGAAGGATTCTTTAGTATCGCAGGTAATGAAACACCTGAAGGTTTTGAGAATGCTATGGCTGGTGCAATGTTAGAAGCACAACAACAAGGTCATCGATATCTTAAAGGTAAGCATATGAAACCAGCAGTACTTGCAGATCTTAAGCAAGCATGGAAAGCTCAATCTTATCTTAAAGTCTTAGGTGTTGAAGGTGTTGTTAGATGGATAGAGGATGGTGCTTTAGATAAGGAACTATTCTATGGTAGGAATACTAATAGACTACGCGAAGCTAAGCAAGTACATCAACGCTTAGGTATCACTAAGTTAAGTGATCCTGAACAATTCGATAAACTATTAGCTACACCAACATTCAGTTTTTAAATTATAAGGAGGGCCAATGGCTAATGATCTACTAAAGGAGCAGGAAGAGTTAAAGAAACAGAAACAAGTAGGAGGTGTACTGTTAAGTTCATTGCCCTCCAATGAGCCATTATCCGATGAACCTTTTAATATAGTAGAGGATGTTTACTTAAACGAAGGGGAACCTGAGCAATCCATACAGTCTATGTATGACCAACCTGAAGACCCTGACGATGGTATAGTTTCTATGTATGATCTACCTGAAGATTCAGAGGTTGATGGTGGTGTTCAAGATATGTATGATATTGCAGGGGATGACAATCCTTATGCTATCGCTGTTGAAGAACAAGATGCAAGGAATGAAGAGCTAGATCCTGATGCTGTATGGGAACCTAAATCATTTGCTCAATTCAAACGTGAGGAATCTGAGAAACCTTTTGAGATTGATTGGCTTGGAGCTAAGGATAATAGTTTCGTAGTACATGCCTCCGAGTGGATACATCAGAAGTTTGATGAAGACTATGTACCTGAGAATTCTATTGAGGGTAGGATGGCTGCTGTTGATGAGATTAACTTAACCTTATCTCAATTAGGTAATGTTAAACTTACAGACTATGAAGGCATTAGGAAAGCTAAAGCCTTATGGAACCAAAGGTATAAACTACAACTACAGAACCAAATGGATCAAGCGATGATAGATTCTGAGCTACCTTCATTCTCTGAGTTTATTGATATGGTTAAGGAAGACCCAGTGACCTTTGGTAAACAGATGGTACAAGAGATTGTCAATAAGCCTGAGTTAATATTCCTCCCTCAGTTTGCTGCCGCTAGGGCGGGGACTGCTGCTGTCAGTGCCGCAAGAGCTGTAGGTGCTGGAGCTAAGGTTACTCAAGTAGCCAAGGTAGTAGGGGCAGGTACTGGTGCTTATGCAGGTGGTGTTACCTTAGGGACTTTAGATAGGATAGCTACTCAGTCTACTAAGACTGGAGAAGTAGATGCAGCCAGAGCCTTTGAGCAATCACAGGTAGATGGATTACTTGGTGTTGTTACTACTGCTACAGGTGCTGCGGCTACTCGTGGTCTTTCTAGGGCTAGTACTTATGCTGCGGCTAGGGCTGAAGCAAGAGCTTTTGGTGCTGAAACTGCAAGATCCTCTGAGGTGAACTTAGATGTTGCTAGAGATAGAACCATATTAGATGTAGCTGTCAAGGATGAAACTACAGAGACATACGTAGACATCAATGGTAATGCTTATACCTTTGAGGTCCGTGAGTCTCAAGGTACTATGGATTTAACTGAAAGAGTTGAACGTCTTAAAGAGATGAAAGAAAGATACTTAGATGACGAAGATGCTATGAAGGTTATCCAAGAAGAGATTGATATCAAACAGAATGAACTAGAGGTTGCTCAGTTCCGAGGTAGTGATGTAACTAAGATAGTATCTGAGATGGAATCCTTAACAGATAAAGGTTCTAAGTTAGATACTAAAGCAAACATAGCAACTAAGTGGGCTGAAGCTCAGAACAGGAATCCTGTAATCACCCAGAACTTTATGAAGTTTCAAGATGCTGATGGTGTTGAACATACACTACGTAGACTTACCCCTGAGTTATTAAAGGAAGGTAACGTTAGGGTTCAAGGTATATCTAGTATTGATTTAACTGGTACTAAGAATCTTACTGAAGCTAATAATAAGTTCATGCATGCTTTTAAAGACTATGCTATTAGTGCTACATCAAGCTTACAACGAGTAGCTGATAGATCTCCAAGTGCTAAGTTACTTATAGATACTGTAGATCCTAGGTCAGGTACACGAGGTAGAGCGCCTATTGAAACCATACAAGAGAGAACACATTATAAACAAGGTGAGTACTCTGTTATATCTAACGACCTAGCGAACCTAGTGAAAGGTAAAGAGGAACAACTCAAGAAGCATATGCGAGGAGTTGAAGAGTCTGAAGACCCTACAGTCCTTGCAGCCGCTCAAGGTTATCGTGACTTATTAGATAGTGCTAGGGACTATGCTAAATCTAATGGCCTTAAGGTTGATGAAGCTAAAGATTTCTTACCAAGATATTATGATCGTAAGAAACTTAAGACTCCTGAACAACAGTTTGAACTAGCCGCTCGGGTTAATTCAATTACTAATAAGGAAGGTGTACCTAAGCATGACCTAGAGCAAGCTCAAAGATCTGCAAGGGATATAGCTCTTAATATAAATAAAGAGTCTGATGAGTCTGGTAGATTTATTAAAGGAGGTAAACCACAACCTGTAGGTCACAGGAAGTGGAAGGATGTTCCTGATGCAATGCTTGATGATTTCTTGGATGATAACTTCATTGGTTCTATTGATAGGTACTTAATGAACAATGCTAAGAGGACTGAGTTAGATGCAGTGTTTGGTTACAATGGTAAGAACTTAGATAAATGGATTGATGATATCGAGAAGGAAGTTGAAGGGACTGGAAGGTTCTTAGAGGAAAGGGAAAGGACTTCTATCCAAGATATCTATAAGTTATTAGATGGAACCTATGGAGGTACTGCTCAATTTAAAGGAGTTACTGATACTATCATTGGTGCAGAGAATGCCTTGAAGCTTCCTTTAGTTACCATAACGTCAGCCTTAGAACCTATGACTATGTTATTCAGGTTGAATGAAGGTACTGGTTTACAGGGGATTGCTAATTCCTTTGGTGGTACTACCGCACGGAAACTCTTTGGTTCTATGACACTGAAAGAAGTACAACGTGAAGCTAGAGAGGTAGGACTTATTAATGAGGCTGCTGTTAAAGAAAGGATAGAAGCTATGGTAGGTGAAGGACTTGAAGGTCTCCCTGCTAAAGTGAATAATAGTGTTATGAAAGCTTTTGGTTTACATCAATGGACTGAACACACACGTGCTGTGGTCTATGAGGCTTCGAGGAATGATTTGATTAGATCTATTAAAGGTCTTAATAAGAATCCAGAAGGTAAGTCTGCTAAATCCAGAAGGAGGTGGTTAGCTGAGAATAACATTGATCCTGACTTAGCGGTTAAATGGTTGAATGAAGGAGCTGAAGTATCTGATCCTTTCTATACATCTGTTAAACGTGGAGCTGCTAGGATGGCTAACACTATGATTGCTAATCCTGATAAGGTTAATAAGGCTAAGTTATTATCTAGTAACCGTTCGGCCTTAAGACTTGCAGGTCAATTCAAATCCTTTACTTCTACTTATTCTAATCAGGTAATGAAACCTACATTAGATGAGACTGTGAAGTTATGGAATGAAGGGAATCATGGTAAGGCAATGAGGAAGATGTCAACTATGTTTGCTGTGGTAGGTTCTATGGCTTACTGGACTACATATAAGACACCCTTGATTATGGGAGAAGGAGCAACTGGAGATGATACACCGGAAGAGATAACCCAAAGAATGGTAATGGGTATGTCAGGTATGTTAATCCCTGGAGCTGCTATGGCTGCACCACTGTATGGCGGTCAAGGTATAGACAGAGCCTTAGGTCCTGCATTCTCAGATCTTAATAATATTGTTAAAGGTAATAGTCCTAAACTATTAGCCCCTACATATGTGAAAGCAGTAGAGGTATTACAAGAGTAACTGAAAGCCCTTAGGTCTCATAGACTTAGGGGCTTTTGTGTTTTTAATTCCTGAACTTCTTAGTAACTAAATGGTCTACCTTATAAGTTCAATCAACTACTAAGGAGGATATTATTTCATTAGCATATACCAAAGAGTTCATTGCCACCTCCGAGTCCCAAATGATTTTAGGGAAGGATGGTAACAGGACTGAACTTACAGTGTTTAATACATCTGACACTGAATTCCTATTCATAGGACTAGGGAATGAATTAGATGTATTTACAGCAACCAATACATTACCGCTGGCACCAGGGGAAGCTTACGATGCGTCCATAGTTCCCCTCAATGCGGTATTCTTAATGACCAACGGCCCTGATGTACCTACAATAGTTTACTATGCATCAAGGAGCCCAGCCTACGTAAGAGGGTTACTATCTAATGGATAAATTAACTAGATGGAAGGGTGGATTAAAAGGAGGTAACCGAAGAGAGTCTGATATGACTGATAGTTATTTCAACTCTGGTTATGGTATCAAGGCATTAGATAATATACATGACCAAGTAGATACCTTAGAATGGTCTATCGCTGCAAACCCAGGGGATCATGCGTTGGATACTCTAAGGAAGGAACAGGATACTATCTTTAAGTCTAAAGCGTTGGTGGAGGATTCAATCCATACTGATCTATTTGTAACACAGGTAATAGGAGGGGGTTTATACACTCAAACAGAGACTGGTGATGGGGTCTTGAGTAACTTCAGACAATCATTAATCAGTACCGCTAGATCCACTAATGATATAGAAATAGGTAATGCTGACTCAGGCTTAAGTATTATCTATGATGAAGACAGTAACTTTAATTTCCTTAGGGTTGTAGGTGATATAGAACCAGGCCCAACTCTTCTAGGCGATGGTAATGATATATTTACATCTACTGACTGGAGTGTTACATTTGATGTACCTGAGCCTGACTTAATGTTCTATGGCTTACGTTTAAATTTCTTTACTGAAGGTGTCCCTTTTAGACTTAAATACTTAACCCCCGGAGGTAAAGTATTCTTAGAGACAACTACAGATAGAGAGTGGGAATCATCTTCCGTACCTGAGGGAGTTAATATAACACAGTTAGGTGATACCTTTATTAATTATGCCACACCTTTTCACTTACCTACAGGTGTACAAGCTCAGATACAGTTACAATTTAAAAGTCCTGTAGATATTAGAGGACTCTTCATAAGGGATGAGAATGATGATTTTGTTCCTGGTCCTCATGATGGTAAACTCTTCTTCGCTAGGGGTAGGGCTTTAATTAGAAACGTAGAGAAGTCTGACTTCAGAGAAATAATAACTGCTACACGTGATTCTTTATTTTGCTACGAGAATGCTGCAAGACATGATGCTACTCCTCATAGTATCCACTCAGAGAATGGGGCTATAATAGTTAATGAGGATTGTGAGTATATAGAATGGTTCAATCCCTTGGGAACCTTAAGTACCAAGGATAAATTATGTAATTACGAATGGGCTATAAGAGACTTAGCATCTCCAGGTTCCATTCATTCAGAAGATTATTGCATTATCTTAACTCAGGATAATGAATATATAGAATGGCTACCATAAGAGGAGACAACAATGAGTGATAAAGTACAAGGGATTAAGGCTACTCCTATTGGAGCTGACAGGCTTATAATCCGAGACACAGAAGATTCAGATAAATTAAAAGAGGCTACATTGGCAGCAATCACAGAGGGTGTACTTCATACCGATGTAGATAATGAAATAGCCTTGATGGATAGTAAACCAGCACCTAATGCTAACGATTATGTAGTAATAGAGGATAGTGAAGACTCATTCTCTAAGAAGAAGATACCTTTAAGCACCTTAGGAGGCGGAGGTGGTGGGATACCTGATGCCCCTGTAGACACCAAGGTTTATGCAAGGCAGGATGGAGCTTGGGTAGATCCTAGTGTTAATTTGGTAACTACCAGAGTAATATGGGAACCTGCTCTCCCTCCACAGACCCAGCTATGTTTAGTTAATGATGTATCTCAGGTGATCACATACACAGAAGTTACTCTAGCAGATCCTAAAGTATCCATAGATTTAGGATTAGGTGAGATTACTATACTAGAAGATTTAATACATATGGATTTATCTGTAGATCTACAGATCATTAGGGAGAATGAATCACAAGGGAGTTACCTATGGGGCGCAGGGGCTGAGGTATGGGATGGCTTAGCGTGGATTCCTTATCCTGATTCAACTAGATATTTTGCCTTCAACCGACAGATAGCAGATGACATAAGACACTTAAGTTTCTCTATATCTTTCAACTCAATCGCCGCTAATACTAAGTTTAGATTAGTTCAAATATGTGATGATGTAGCACAGGACATAGGCCTAATTAGCGATAAGCCCTTCACTACTATGCCGCAGAGTGCAGGTATAATACTTAATATTAATACACGATAAGGAGAAACAACAATGGCAAACTTCACAAATTTCACAAAGCTACAACTGATTGTAGAAAGGACACCCACAGGTGATGACGGAGAGTTAGGTGGTGACTTAGTAGAGACTATCACCTTTACTGGTACGGCTACAGCTTCAGGTACTTTCACTGTCCTGGGGCAAGGTACTGCTATTACTATAGGCGATACCTCCGATGTTGTAGCTGGTTTAGTCGCTACTACACTTGATGGTTTAGTAGGGGTTACAGCTGTGGCCGTAGGTAGTGTAGTAACAGCAACTTATACTTCCTTAGCTACAGACCCTGTAGTCACCACACCTGTAGTCAACCTCGGTGTTACTGCTGTGATAGTCGAAGAGGATAACCGAGATGGTATCCCATTTACTATGAAACATTCAGAGTATGAGGATTCAGAGACTGGCTTACAATTAGCAACAGAAGCTATGTATACTTTAGTAGCCGCTAGTCCAGAGTCTGACTCAATCCAAATGCAAAGGATTAAATTATCTGATAGTGATGCAGTCTTAGTTACTGATGATATCACTCTCCAAGTTCTAGGTAAGAACTATAGCCCATATACAGTAGTATAGTACTCACCAATCTCCAGCACCGTTAAAGCAAACTGTAAGCGAGACCTCACGCCCTTGGGGTCTTATAGTCCCTTAGCCCAAGGGTAACCAAATGGTGTTCGAGATAGAGGAGGTACTCCAACAATGGAGAATAAAATGAGAGAAGATATAAGTGAATTGAAAGTAACACAAGCGCTGTTAGTTCAGAAGCAAGACCAGACTGATAAGGTAATAGAGAAACTAGGAAGTACATTAAGTTCTTTAGATTCCAAAGTAACTAAGGGATTCTATATAGCTCTAGGTGTTATCTTAATGGCCTCAGGGTCTATAACAGATATAGCTAAGATAGCAGTTAAATTTATAGGAGGTTAAGATGGGATGGTTTAGTCCAGATCTTAAAGAACCTATAGAAGCTGTGGGTGGTATACTTGATGATTTATTTACCTCGGATGAGGAAGAGTTAAACATTGAAGTTATTAAACAGAGGTTAGCTCAGAAGCCTTCAATGGCTCAAGCTAAGATTAATGAAGTGTCAGCACAACATCGGAGTGTGTTTGTAGCAGGTGCTAGACCATTCCTCTTGTGGGTATGTGGCTTAGGTTATGCCTTTGCATTCTTAGCAAACCCTGTAATCCAATGGGTAACAGGTGTTCCTGGTCCTGTACTTCCTATGGAAGCTATGGGTTCATTGACTATGGGTATGTTAGGTTTAGCAGGACTACGTACAGCGGAGAAGATGAAAGGAGTATCTAAATAACAGACAGCAAAAAGCCCCTAAGGTCTTAAAGATCCTAGGGGCTTTATTGTTTCTAGCTAAGTAATGTTTCTTCAATCTGTTTAAAGGTAACAGCACCTACTAGTCTAGTTCCTTCATCATTAATCAAGGTTGGTATACCTCTAATCCCTAAAGCTCTTGCTTCTTCAGAGTTTGAATCTATATCAACTACTTCATAATTGATGTTGTTCTTATCTAATAAAGCTTTAACTTGTTTACATGGTTGACACCACTCTGCTGAATAAACTTTAATCATTGTTTGTTATCTCCTGTTCCTATAGTACCTATATATTATAGCATACTTTTGGTTAAATGTCAAGTGTTTCTGTTAAATTAACATAGAATTCTTCTACCTGTTGATCTGTAGGTCTTTCAGGTAAAGCTCTTACTACATTCCAAAGCATCTGCATCCTTCTTATACTAACAGGCTCTCCAGTAAGACTTATATTTCTTTGAGAACCGTATGCTTCGTGAAATTCTCTTACAGATCTATCGACTTCATCATAATACCTGTTAACTCTAACACGGGCTTCACGTTGTTGAGCTATAAGCGCTTCATAATCTATTGATTCCCTTCCTCTCAACTCTGAGTATCCTGTCATTGGCATAAAGCCTCCTTGATCTTTGTTGCTTTGAATAACGAAGTACCTTTACACTTCAAGAACTTTACATCCTTCATTAACTTAACTTCAAAGTTACCATCTATATCTACTACTACTGTGTATGTTGGTGTTGCCATGTTTGTAATTCCTCTATTAATTGTTGTACTTCATTGTGATGGATTGTTAAGATATGTTCATCTGTCCCATAGGCCTTAAGGTCTTCAAGATTAAAGATCCTAAGGTACTCTCCTTCAGCTTCAACTTCTATCATATAAGTTCTTCTACATAACACCCAGCACTACAGGTAAGGTCTAACCCTCTATGTTCATGATCAAAACCCCAAGACCTAGTATCCTCCTGCCATTGATTAGTGTCTAAGTTCTTAATACCTAATTGTACTTCACTTACTTGTTGGAAGTATACACATAATATCATATAAGCTCCTCCATATCCCCTACAAAACTAGTCATTAAAGTTAACTGGGATAGATGCCACGTCCTTCCCTCAAAACTTATAGAACTAGTTTCAAAATTGTATCTCTCTACTTCTTGATCAACTGTTAACGGTAGGTCAATCTCATCTAACTCATAGGCAAAGTGTTGTATCATATTAGTTCCTCCCCATCCTCAGAGCCATCTTTAAATCCTTCCCAATGTCCCCTTCGCAAAGGATAAGGACCAGTGATATTAGCCCTGACTCCTGTTTGACATGTAAAGATTTCCTGTTCTTCATTAAAGTAGAACATAGTTAGTTGTCTAACAAAGTATTGCATATTGTTCCTTAAAATCTATATGTGATTGATACTGAATGTCCTTTAGTCCATTCGTCGTAAGGTGCTACAGTAATTCTAGAGTAGTGGGTGAATCTCCACCCTACTAGCACGTCCTCAACAGGCTCCCATTGTAGCCCTAAGATGTAACCTTCATCGTTGTCTGCATCATTAGCGAAATGTCCATCAGGGTCTATCCCCTCATAGTATTGTGGTACAGGTATTAAGTGTGTACCTATCCCAACCGCTAACCTAAACTGTTCTGTGATATCATACTTGTACAAAGCTTCAAAGGATACTACATACTTTAGCTTTACTGTTACATGCTCAAAGCGGCCTTCTGTATATAAGTCTTTACCTTTAATATAACCAACACGTAGGCCGAAGTTGTTCCTCCAGATGCTGTAGCCTATCCCATATAATGTAGCCTCATACTGAGCATAGTTATCCTTGCCTCTCCAAGCATGCTCAAAGTCTATCGCTGTGACATCAAATTCATGGAGATATCTAGGTTCCTCCGCTACGCTCCTGAAGGATAGTAATGTAAGTATTAATAGTAAGTATTGCATATTGTTCCTTAGGGCCCGAAGGCCCTATAGTTTACCCTTCACAAGCTACACACTCTCCTGTGGCTGCTTGGACACCTGCTTTAGTTCGCATGTAATATAGGGCTTTAATGTTTTCATCTTTAAATCCTAGTCGGTGTATCTTAGCAATGTAAGCTTCAGGTGCATCAGCATCAAAGAATAGATTAACTGATTGACCTTGGTCTATGTACCGCTGTCGTGCACTAGCTAGTCTTAAGATGGTCTCTTGATGTATCTCATAGGCTGTCTTGAATACATCCTTCTCGTGGTCTGTGAGCCACTCTAAATGCTGGACTGATCCATTGTTGTCAATTATTGACTTGACGAGTTTATCATCCCAACCCACTCGTCCTTTAGCAAGTTCCAAGAACACAGGGTTAACCCTATAAATTTCTCCAGCTGCGGTAGGTTGGTTGTATACGTTGGCGACAACAGGTTCAATTCCCTGCGAAACTCCACCACAAAGTAATGCTGATGAAGTATTGGGAGCGACTGCCAATAAGTGAGTATTGCGTCGTCCAAGTCCTTTACAGTACTTAGGTTCTCCAAGTTTCTCCGCAAGCCACTTGGTAGCTCTTTCCGCTTCACGATTAATCCTCCCGAAGATCTCATGGTTCTCTTGATGTGCCTCGAATGATTCGAATGCTATTGACTTCTGTTGTAAGTATGTATGGAACCCTAAGGCTCCAAGGCCTATCGGTCTACCGTTAACAGTACCTTTCAAAGACTTCTCTAATCCAGGGATGTTAGTAGCTAACTCAATAAACTCACTAGCAACACAATCCAAGAACACCACGCTATCGAATATAGCATCAGTATCTTTCCACTCGTCATACTTAGATAGGTTAAGGGATGAAAGCACACAAGTAAACGTCTCATCTTCAGAGCTGTGTAACATGATCTCAGTACATAAGTTACTTGCTTTAACATCTAAGTCATGAACCTTATAGCTCGTCGGGTTAGCTCGGTTAACCTTGTCCACAAAGAAGAAGTAACCTTTGCCTGTAATTGCTTTGACTTTAAGCGCCTTCTTGAATCGTTGACGTGCATCAAGATCTCCTGCGTCAAGGCGCTCAATGAATGCATCGGTAATAACCCATCCGATGTTAAGGTCGTCGGGCTCTGCCTGTAAGCTCTCCGCAACTTCAAAGAAGTCTCCGTGATCGATCGGTAGATACCCGGCCCAAGCACCACGCCTTGATGTTCCCTGAGCAACGTCTCGCATATCCTGGACAAATCCTTTAAAGACTGGTAGTACACCACTTGCTGTGCCTCCTGCCGATATGGAAGTACCTCTGGGTCTAATGTCACCAAGATATCCAGAAGTTCCGAAGCCATTCTTTGTAAGGATTGCAGTCTCTTTCCTGTTACCATAGAATTCATCAATTGAATCCCCTATATATTGACCTGAACAAGAGACAGGTAATCCCTTGTTAGTTCCTGTGTTACTTAAGACTGGTGTTGATGCAGCTAACCAGCCGTTCCAGAGGAGGTTAAAGAACTTAGCCTCCCATTCATCTTCATAACCTACCATGTGTCTTGATAAGGTGGATGCTATCCTTAGATAGGTATCTCTAAGACCACGGGCCTCATGGAGATACTTATCTTTAAAGAGTTGATAGCCACCTGTTGTAAACCAGAACGGAACATCTCCAGTCTTCTGAAGTTCTTTCCGTTCATCCGATAGCTTTTGATATATCGTAGTTATCTTAAGACTCCTCTTGGCTCTGAACCCCAGAGTACATACCACCGAAGTTATCTTTAGGTGGCTCAGGTTTCTTAGGTGCTGCTGGTTTCTTAGGTGCTGGTTTCTTAGGTGCTGGTTTCTTCTCGGTCATTATAATATACCTCCTGATTGATTATTAAATTCTTTAAATACTGCTGTGTATTTACCTGACTTGTAATGATAACTGTAGGCCTTAAGGAACTCATTGTAATCTAAAGATTCAAACAAGACCTCACGTTTACTTGAGCCTTCCATTACACCAATGACAGTACACAGTACATCATTCTTAGGTTTATCCTCCTCAGGTACTTCAAAGTTATTGTTCATATTAATCCTCCTCTATAATCCATTCGAAACCATCCTCATTCCAGTCCCTGTTATATTCATTACCAGTTCCTGTGAAGAAGTCATGTAGTTGAACAGCATTGATACCATCATAGAACCATTCACGGATTACATTGTTCTCTTCATTGAAGATAGCTGTAAGTCCTAAGTTCTCAAGGCAAACATTAAGCCTGTGGTTCACAAAGATCTTCATCTGTTCAGGCGTTATGCCATCCATAGGACCTTTCTCAAACAACATGTCAATGATCTCATGCTCATGCTCTTGGATCTGTCTAGCAACTTCCTCAAGCTCACCCCTTAGCTCCTCAGGATCTCTGTTAGTCTCCTCAGCTATCTGATGAAATAACCTAGCACCTGCAACAGCATGTAGGTTCTCATCTCTAACCGAGAACTTAATACCACGACATACATTCATTAGTTTATTCTTACCAGCGGACTGGAAGTGTAACAGGAATGCAAAGGCTGAGTATAACACTGCACCTTCTATCATACTAAAGGCACCTACAGATCTTAGAGGATCTTTACTACCAATAAGTTCCTTAACGAAATCCATTCGGGCAGATAGAACTGGGTCTGTCTTATAACCTAAGTAGAACTCTTCTGTGTTAAGGTTCAAGGCTTCGTTAAGTTTGTTGTAGAATGGTGCATGTACACCCATCTCAGTGTAGCTTATGGTCGAACAGAGTCGTTGGATACAAGGTCTAGGGCACATGTTCATTACCTTAGAACCCCAGTAGTCCACACCAGCTTTGAGTTCATACAATGTAAACAACTTCAATGTAGTCACAACACCGTGTGCCTCACTAGGAGTCATGTTTACTTTAATATCTTGTATGTCTTTCTCTACTGCAATCTCTTTCTCCGTCCATAGGATGTCAGCTTGTTGCTCTGCTATCTCAACGGCCCATGGATAATCAAATACATAGGCCTCCTTAGCTTCAAATATCTGTGCTATCTTTCACCTCCAAGAGCCTTCAAGGTCCCGAAGTGTACCTCAGCTCGATGTCCTGTCTGCTCATAGTACTTAGAGTCTTTAAGTTCATCAGCTGCAAGTAAGTATTCTTGGTGCTTCAAAGCCTTAAACATATTCTTAAAGCCATTGACACCTTGAACCCCTAGGTTATAAGCCATATCAGTTACAATCAAACGTACTTCCATAGGTGCTTCAACTAACCAAGGGTGATGGATCATCATAGACTTACGATAGTCTTCAAGGATCTTAAGAGACCATTCCCTAGCCTCTGTTTCAGTGTATGGATATACTTCTAGGTTCCTCCCGAAACCTATAGTCTGAAAGCCTGCTGGACATTCATAAGGTAGTCCTTCGAATCCTTCAAACTCTTCTAACATCCCTACATTTAATAGTAGTTCTTCTGTCTTAGTCACCTAATACCTCCTTTAATACAGGTAATTGTTCTAATAGGATAGCCTTCGCTTGGTCAGCTATCACCTTGTGTTCCTTTTGAGTGCCATTACCACAGCGTAGTTGACAGTAATGAATCCATGAACGGATAGTACCATTCATATACATCTTAGTTTCTGTCAGGCCTTCAGGTAGCAGAACACGAGCTTGCTCTTTAGCTACTCCTCGTTCGAGGGCTTCGTGGTAGGCTGTAAGAGCAGTCGATAGGACTGTCTTCTGTAGGAAACCAAACGCATCCTGCGCTTCCTCATCCTCAGTCTCGATTGAGTTCTGCCTGTTTGTTTCATCCTGTAACCTAGCCTCCCTTTTGACAGTGAAATGATCTGCTTCAGCGTACCGTTGAGAGAACTCTTGGAAACTGAAACTCCTATGCCTTAAGATCTGCCTACTAATATCTCTAGTAGTAGTAATCTCAAGAGTCATAGACCCCATCTCGAAAGGACTCCAATGCTGGTGAGCTACTAGGTACTTCAATAACCTAGAGGCTTTCTCCATATCGAACTGCCCTTCAGTATTAGATACTTTAGCTTGAAAAGCTATCAGCTCCCCTAAGTTATTAATACCTTCTACCTTAGGCTCTGTAATGCCTACTAGTTTAACATTATTCAGAGTCTTCATTCCCCCATGCATGACGATTGTTTCGTTGCTTCCTACGGGCTATCTTATTAGCCTTACGTTCCTTAAGTTCCTCAAGTTTATCTTGACGATCTTGTTCGTAGTCCTTCATTAACTGCTGGTTCTCTGTCAGTTCTTCACCCATGTTACTCTCCTAGGATTGCTTTAAGATTTGGTTCACTGAAGTCTGGACCTTTAAGTACCTTACCATCCTCACGGATCACAGGCTTACCGTCAGTCCCTAGCTTTGACATGTTACTACGATGAACTTCACGTAACCCTTCATCAATAGGATAACCATACAAGGCTCCCTGTTGTGCTGTTACGTAGATGATATCAATGATTGCATCAAAGGTTTCAGTAATGTCACCCTTATCAAATGCAATTGCTAACTCACTTACTTCCTCCATGATTAACTCACCGAAGGTAGACTGTTGATCTTTTGTTGGCATCACAGGTTTACTTTCAATGTCATTAGGTTTGTAAGTCTCATTGAATTGATTAATCATATTACCTAAACTCATTCTTTATTCTCCTTTACTCTTAGCCGTCTTGTTATAAGCTCGTTTATAGTTACCACCTTTACCTTTACCACTGTTACCAGGGTTTAGCTGAGGGGCTGATAGGAATACTTGAATGAATTCTTTACTTTGTTTCAGTTTGTTTCTCCTCTAATTCGATTGCTCTTTCTATAGAAGCCTTAGCTTCTTTAAGATCCTGGAGTTTACCTTTAACCCCACGGGTCCCAGGACACAATAACTTCTTGAGTCCATGGGCTGTCGCTGGACAGGTAACATTGAAAGCTACTAAGACATCATATACATCCACTATGATTTCCCCTGGGTTCTTAGGGTCTTCGTGGGGTAGATGGTTTATTACTCTTTGGTACTTGTTTATCTTCTTTCTCCTTCTGTTTTCTATAATCTTCTCGACGTTGTTCATCATAGTGACTCATTTCTTTCAGCCTCCACTACTATAGAGTTAAAGGCCATAAGTCCACATACAAATACATACATGTAGATATAGCCTGCTAATTGTAACCAGATAGGTGTTTCCATTATTCACCTGTTAGCATTGCTTTAATATTAATGATTGCTTTCCCTGCAATTGAAGACTCCTCAATGGCTGCTAACTTCTTAGCCTTTGCCTCTGCCTCCTTCTTCTCTTGAACTTCTGCTTCCTTTAATTCTCTTGCTTGTACCTTCTCAAGGTCACTTGTAAACGTAGCAAATACTGATTGAGTAGTCTTCTTAAACATAATTTATTTCTCTATTTGATTGTAGAATTGAGTGAATGATTCCTCATCAAAGAATCTGAAACCATTCTTGGTTGCCCACTCTCCGTGGGTTTGCTTAGTACCATCCCTTCGTTTAGTCCTGAAGTGAATAGCTTTCATCGGGTTGTCGAAGATGAATAAGATCTCATGGTCTTCAGGCAATGCCTTCCTAACCCAAGTATACTTAGCAGCTTCGGCTGATTCCCTGAAGTACCCTTTGAACTCAAGGACATAAGTCCCAGAGGCATGAGGTATCAGGAAGTCTGGCTCATATTTGTGTTCAGTTACATATTCAATCTTATCAGGATGAAAGATCTCATCCTTAAGTAATCCATTATGTAGTCTGTGTTCAGGCCATGAGTCATAGCCTTTGGGTAAACCTTTGGGTCTAGGTGGGAAGAATCTCTTAGCCGGCATCTAATGATTCTTCTAACTTAAGACCAATAGGTATTATAATTACCACACCATTACACTTATTTCTTTTAAGCTTATCAGCACATTTAGTGGCTTGCCTTAAACACTTGTAGAACTCAGAGCCTCTAGGACTACAAGTCCAAGGGTCCTCTGTCTCTGATTCGGCAACTACTAAATACCGTGCCTTACCTATGAATTCTTTAAGTCTCATCTTCACTATCCTTAAACCCTGTAGATACCAACAGATCATATGCTGTTATCGTAGGATATTTCTTCAATGATTTCCTTACCCACTTCCGAGTGAATGGAGTTAAGGTTGCCCTTCGCTCATCGTCATTCCCAGGAACAGGTGTCATTGTCACACCATCTGGCTGTACCATAGCTAACAGTTCTCTATCTGTTAACTCCTTAGCTACTTCCTCGGTTAAGAAACCTCGATGTAACTGTATTAGGATCTCATTGACCCTCTTATTAAATTGTTGCTTGTTCAAATTAATTCCTCCTCCATGTAGCCTATTAAGAAATCTAACGCATTAGATAAGGGAGTATTTAAGTTCTCATATCCAGGAGTTACTATAATTGCGGACTGACCATCACCGCCTCTATAAGTTATAGTGAAGTCTTCCCTAGCAAAGTATCTCATATGAGTTCCTCCAAGTGTTCCCAACTTACTCTATCGTTCGCTAAGGTATTACTATTATCAGTATACCTAGCGAGAGTTGAGCTACTGGTACCCCCATAAGACATAAAGTATTCAATACGTAATGAACCTTCATCCGTATATATGGCTACGTAGTCTCCTCCCTTACTAGTGGCTACTCTAGTTGTGTAGATCATTGTGCTGTTTCCTTAAATAATAATTCATATCCTTCAGGCTCCTCAAGAACTGGGGGTTCCAAGAGGCCCTCAACTAAGAGGTCCTCCAAGAGATAGGGGTCTATTTCAAAGTATTCATAGATCATATGAGTTCCTCTGCTTCATTATCATCAAATCCATATCGAAGTTCATCCCTATAAGAATAACATCTTCTTGCATAATATCCAAGATGTGTGGTACTGATGAAGTAACCTATCCTAGGTACTGTAGGCCTTGAACTATCATGACTAATTATAGCATCACTAGTTGCAAAATATTTAATCATATTAATTCCTCGTAATCATGAATTCTAATATCTTCATCGGCTGTCTCATTCCCTGATAAAGGATGAAAACCACTACAAAGAAAGAGGTCATTGAATTCCTTTCCAGTGCCATACTCATCATAGATAGCCTGAGTCAGACCATTATACATTAAGTATCTCATACAATACCCTCATCTACAACAGTCATTCCTAGCCATCTTGCCATATCAATTATATCATCCTTGTTATAATGTATCTCCGTGCAAGTTGCTTCTACTTCAACTCTACTTCTATCTTCAGGGACATAAACATCCTCGATATCTTCATCACTAAGTTCCATAACTTAATCCTCGTACACTTTAAACATACTAGCTACACCCTTAGGAACTGGAACCTCCTTAGGTTTGAAGTCTAGCTCCTCATCTAACCACTGCTCAGCTTCCTTGGATGTCCTCAACATGTAGATTAAATCAAATGTCTCTTGGAATCTCAAGGCTCCATAGCCCTCATCCTCCTCTTCATCTTCATACTTTTCAATATAAAGCTCTAAGACTTTTGATGGCCATTGTTCTAGTGGATACTCTTCTAAATATTTCTCGGCTGACTTAGGACCATACAGCTCCTGTAAAGGATACTTTCTGTAAGGTCTTCTGCCATCCCATGGTACTGTTTGTAACCAAGCATTGTAGGTTCCAGTTAATGATTCAGATATAGCATGGGAAACTCCTGGGATATTATCCGTCTTGTCTCCTGTTATAACCTGCAACCATAAGTTCCTATCACCTTGTTCCTCTGAAATCTCAAAGACCTTATCAGATTTATTTACATTGTAATGTAAGCCAGGGACTTGAAGTAAATCTTTATCCTCTGTAACTATAACTGATTGTATTCCTCTAGACTTAAAGAACCCTTGGGCTATTGCTAACCCATCGTCTGCTTCAATACCGCTTAATACTTGAGCGCCCCAGTGTTCTACCATATAATCTCTAATCCTCTGATAGTACTGAGGCTTAGAGGTAGCTTTACGATGACCCTTGTAAGGCCATGTAACTCCTAATATATTCCTGTAGTTCTTAGGGCTATCCGTAAGATAACCTACGTAATGTGTAGCTCCTGCTTTACTTAGCCAACCTTGAAGATACAAATCAACAGTGTTGGTAACAGTCTCCCAGTCCTCTTCATCCTCACATGCTTGACCACAGTGGTATACGGGGATGTCGAGATCTAGGATGGCCACCCTCACAGGGCAACCCTCCATTCCGATGTGTCAAAGCCATGACGTGGAACATAATCCTCTTCAGTTGACTCTAACATTACAGTCTTAGATGGATAGACTGATTCATTTGGGATAACCCATGCCATAGCTTTACCTACGACAAAGAATTCATCTACCTCTACAGGACTGTAGGGTTCAACTACACCATTCCTCATGGTCGTTAAGACTCCAAGAGTATACACTGTGCCTCTACGGCGATAGGTTCTCTTGGATGCTGTCTTTACCTGTACCTTAGTTGCAACCCCATCCTTCAAAGCAATAAAGTCACAGCGGGGTGTAGAGTCCATAGGGATGAACACTTCGTAACCACGCTCTGTGTAGTTTGCCATTGCTTTTAATTCGTTTACTGTACCTGTATTAATTATATTTCCTCCTGTTGTTTAAGCTCTTCTTGAGTCATCCACTCACCATCTTCTATGTGTCCTTTACTTACAAAGAACATAGGGGTTAGCCAACGACGTTCATACATATAAACATATAGACCTTTGTAATGAGGACCATACATACCACAAGGTATTGTATAGTCCCTTAGATCCATAAGTTCTTTAAGCTTACTAATTAGTGAGTGTCTGCCCATGTTGTACCTTCCATTGCTTCACCTTCGATTGCTATCCGAGTCTTAAGTTCTTCACCAGCCTGAAGCATTGCAGCCTCACAGACCTGTTTGAATCTTTCAACATCCTTAATAGCTACATCGAATTGTCCTTCATCGTGGATATTACCTACTGCAAGAACGTCAAGTCCTTCAGCTTCTACTGCCTTCATTACATTACGTAACCAAACCTTCATGATTATAGCTCCACAACTCTGAAGTAAGCTGTTAAGTGCAGCATGTGCTGACCTAACTTTAACTCTGCGACCATCAATACCCTTAAGCCAACCACGTTCAGCAGCATTTAGTACACCCTCTCTAAGTTTCTTAAGTGCTGGTGTGTTGTCAAGGAACCTCTTCTTAAGTCGCTTCCCATCCTTTGATGTTCCGCCTACTATAGATCCTATCTTAGCATCACCTGCTCCATATAAGAAAGCATATATGAAAGTCTTAGCTTGATTCCTAAAGTCTAACCCTGCTGCATGTTGGTTCGCAGTATGGATATCACCTGTTAAGATTAAGTCTGTGTACTCTGGGTCATTCATGTAGTGGGCTAAACAGCGAAGCTCAAGACCACTAGCATCACAGCCAATTTGTTTCCTTCCTTCAGGTACAGTGAACAAAGCTCTACAGTCTGCACCATATGCACCTTCGAATCCCCAAAGTAACTTACCTTCCTTGTCTACTTTAGATGCTGGAACCTGTGCTAAGTTAGGACCACTATGTGTCATCCTGCCTGTCACTGCCCCTAAGGTATTCACATACCCATGGATTCTATTAGTATCATCATTGAAGTTCTCTATCCATGAAGTTATCATAGACATACGTTTGGTTACCATGAAGTAATCAGCCAGTAATGTAGCCTCAGGGAACTGATCCCTGATAGCATCTAACACTGGTTCATTAACTACTATGTTACCATTGTCCGTAAGAACCTTAGGCTTCCAGCCTCGATGTAACAACTGTTCAGCTATCTGTTGCCTACTACCTAGATTAAACTCAGGCCAGTCAATCCTGGTGAAGCTACCACTAAGGTACTCCCTACCATACTGACCTTCAATATAATCAGGCTCAGGTATCAAGTCTTTAAAGTCCTCAAGGAACTTAAGACCCACCGAGCTTACACCTCCAGCCTTCAAGGCTCTAGGTTGTATCTCTTTGATCTGTTTAGGTAAAGGCTTAAAGGTCTTATGCACTTCATCCTCAAGCTCCTGTATCTTCTCAGCTAACTGAGCGGATAACTCACAGGCTCCACGGATATTAAAGTACCAACCATTAGATTGTTGTTGAGCAATGTAACCAGCTATATCCATCTCTAGTTCTATGGAGTATTCTGTGAAACCTGATAACTCCTTCCTTAGAAGATTGTAAACTTCTACATTAACTCTTACATCTTGTTGACAATACAATAACATCTCTTCACTGAATGTTTCCCAACCAGCATCCTCACCGAAGTCCCCTTTGTTTGCCTTGGCATAGTAGCCTAGGTTCATTAAGGTATGTGGACCTACGATCTTCTTCTTCTGGTTGTGTTCATCCCAAACAGTCGTTGGACATTTAGGATGTAGAGACCTGTTCGTGTTACTAAGTCTACTCATTACTAGAGTATCCATTAGCTTACCACTGAACTCAAAGTCATAGAGCTTCTTCAGGGCTGGCATGTCGTAGCCTATAATATTGTGGCCTACAAGGACATCAGCTTCCTTTAGTTTCTCAAGACCTTTAAGGATCTCATCTGGTCTGTAACTAAATACTTCTCCTGTTCTTACATCCTCAATGACGATGCAGTGTATCAGGGACACGGTATCTAATAGACCGTTAGCTTCTATATCGAAGCAATACTCTTTAATATTTCCTCCTTATTATATTAGTTCTTCGCACTGTTCAGCGGATAAGTAGTCTTCTCCGTTATTCGCAACAGAACCTTCTCGATACACCATAGTCTCATGACCTGAAGTCTGTGAATGATACTGAGTTGTGTTAGATTGTTCATATACAATATCTATATAAGTATCTAAATTCTCTTCATCTCCGTAGATAGAAGCATATACATTCATATCAGTTCCTCCACTGACGCACCATGATTATCAATGATGTTAGATAAAGATAAAGAAGAGGCTGTAAGATCATCGAAGCGTTCATCAACATGAGGATTATAAAGTAAACCACGGTGGGCATTGCTATCCATGTCTTCAGCTTCTATAAGATATGTCCAGTTACCTAATTCAAAGTAATAGTATCTCATATCAACTCCTCAGTTTCTGTATAATACCTATGGATATCAGACATTGTCATAGTCTGGACACCTGGAGTCAGCTGCTCAATACCATAAGTTCCCATAACTTGAGTCCTCTCAGGTCTCGCTATATCATCTTCACCATGGAATATATAGTCAGTACCTTCTAGGTGTAATTGAAAGTATCTCATATCAACTCCTCCCATCCTCTATGCAAGGGTTCACTATCACGTCTACGATATGCAATAGGTCCCTGCCAAGAGCTGTCACTATTACCCACAATCCTAACAGCTCCAGGAACCTTAAGATACACAGTACCTGTCTTGTATCTGTAGTACTTACCAACTTGAGCAATCATATTAACTCCTCATAGATGGCTTCTTCAGATACACACCATTGATCTTGAGAATCCCATGGTATCTGTTCTCTGGAATTATTCCAAGAACATTCAGTTACTAGGCCACAAGGAACCATGAAGTAATCTTCCTCCGATGGATACCAGAACTCTGTGAACTCTTGGACTGCTACTAACATACCTATTTGTACTTCGTCATAAGTCATATCAATTCCTCCACTCTACGATCTACACGTAAACCTGGCATAGTGTGTTCCAAGTCTTCCTTTTCTATAATCTCAGTATGCTGAGCTCCTTTATATTTCTGCTTACAGATAGGATCCCTTCTAGAGTCACTATGATAGGAAACTATAAGAGATCCATTGGTCCTTATATAATTGGCCCATAAATAGTATCTCATATCAGTTCCTCCCATCCTAACTGTCCTTGTACCACCTCCCAGTTAGAGAAGGCTATCGTCCATATAGAAGTAGAGGTTTGATACCTAAGAGTTTCTGAGAGGACTCCATCTTCATTTGGATTATCTGTATATGTAAAGTATCTCATATTAGTTCCTCCACATCACCTACTCTTCTCAATCCCTCGATAGACTTAAGTTGAGTAAGCCTACCCCGCATAATCTCAGTACTATTACGACGTAACTCCTGACAAGCTACAGGTTTGCTCCGCATCCCATTGAAGTTACTAGCAGTATACTTTGCTGTAAGTGTTATGCTACTACTATGATATATAAAGTATCTCATATGAGTTCCTCCGTATCCCTGTTTCGCTTACAGACATCAAGAGAAACCCCATCACTAGGGTCTATCCTCCACATACCTTGGACTCCCATAAAGAAAGTATCAGGATGTTCATAGAAATAATTTCTATATGTTAATTGTGTACCACTTTGGTACCTAAAGACTCTAACCATAATGGTAGCCTCTTGATTAGTACTCAGTATCCTCGGGATCGTGGAGGAAATGAGAAACTTCTTCGTCGCCCCCAATCTCCAAAAGCCTACCAGTCTCTGGGTCAAACCACAGGTGTGTGGCTATACCAGTCTGTCCAGTGTAACGAGACTTCAAGACCCTAACCTTCGTTAGGTTTGCTGCCTTCTCACACTGTGCTTGTTGATCCCGCTCAAGTCCAATGACTGCATCACTTAACTGAGCTATAGATTGAGAACCCCTGAGGTGACTTAAGGAAACTTCAGAACCATTCTCATGACCTTTGTCCCCACCAACCCTACGAAGGTGGCTCACCAAGAACATTGATATACCTGTCTCTTGAACTAACTGTCTTAGCTTAGTCATGATGGAGTCTATGTTCTTTCTTTCATCACCACCGTCTTCTTGCGACGAAACCACAATAGATAGATGGTCAAGAATAACACGCTTACATCCAAGAGCTTTAACCATATATCTAATTTGAGCGATAAGATTATCACCAGATGTGGAACCGAAGTGATCGTAAGCAACCAACCTACCAGTGCCAGCAGTGGCTTTAAACGCTGCCTTATAGTCTTCTTTCGAAACAAGGTCACGATATTTCTTCCTATGTAGTTGAGTGTTACAGTGGATACCCATGATCCCTTGGGTTGTCCTTACTGGTGTCTCCTCCAAAGCTAAGATACCAATCATATCTTTAGTCTCTGTCAACATCCAGTACTCTAGTTCCCTCATCACTGAGGATTTACCCATGCCACTACCTGAAGTAATGGTTACGAGTTCAGCATCCCTGATACCATCTAGCATCTCATTCAAACCAGCCCAAGGATATGGGATACTTGGTAACTCATCGTCAGCCAAGAGGTCATCAAAGATATCTGCTAAGTTAACGATACCATCAGGTGCCATCCTCTTACGATCCCAATAGCAGGATACAAATTCCTTTAAGTCTCCATGCTTAAGGTATTCATTAGGGTCATTATACTTAACAAGAGGTACTATGTGTGCCTTCCCTGGGGTCAATAGCATTGCTACTTCTTTAGCCTTCTCCTGTCCAGGCTTATCGTTATCGAAACATATAACAACTTCACCAAATCCTTCAATGAAATCTAAGTTTCTTTTGATATCCTTAACAGCAGAGCCAGTACCATTACATACAGAAACAACAGGGTCTCTCTTGTTTAGCATGTGGTACACAGACATAGCGTCAATCTCACCTTCAGTTATAACCAACCTCTTACCCTTGGTAGGGAATAGATGTTGACCAAACAACCCAGAGTTCTGGTTGCTTCCTAAAGCTAAGATCTGTTTCTTACCTTCAATCCTTTCAGCCTTACAGACCTTACCACCTGACAATACACTACTATCTCGATCTCTTAACGGGAAGAATACATCTCCCTTAGAAGTTAACCGTGTTCCGTAGTGTCTTAATATCTGTGCTGGGATATATCTGTGTTGGTCCTGAGAGAACTCAAATTCCTCGGGGACTTTAAAAGCTGAAGGGTTTGTAGGTGTTGTGGGTCTTTCAGTACCAGTACCATCAGAAGGCAGGAGGATTCCAGCCTGTTCATGGTATTGTTTGTTATCGAAAGGTGTATTACATTTATGGCAATATGCCCCACCATCAGTATAACTACTCACCGCATCACTTGAACCACATGCCGGACAAGGCAGTCCTGACTTAACGAAACTCATTCTATTTCCTCCCAATCTTTATACAGACTGAGGATCTCACGAGCGTAGTCAATCTTGTCTTTAACATATTGCCCAGCAGGTTGGTAGGTACTCCATAATTCTAGGTTACTTAATCTATTATCAGACCTGTTACCATTCTTATGATGTACATTCTCGTGTGCCTCTAAACAACGTCCTAAGTGTTGCTCCATCACTATACGATGATGAGCTTTCCGCTTACCTCCTCTATATACCTGTAAATATCCTCTACAGTCTATCTTAGGTTCTCCATCAATAGTCCTTAAAGTAATTAGAGGATCTCCATGTCTAAACTGTCTTGTGTAGTGCATATCACATAACCCTTTCGAGTGATGTTCATTCATGCAACCTTCTACACTACAACCCACAGTACCTATAACCCTAAAGGGCACTGAAGCTGAGACATGGCCTGTTCTTTTAAGTCTGGAATAATGTCCTGAACAATATCCCTTAGACTTTGAGGGCTTATCACAGCCCTCAGCATTGCATGTTATAACTTATTCTCCTAAGTCTAGTAAGGTTGAAGCAAACTTATGGATTGAATTCTTAAGCTCAACTAACTCAAGCTCAAGTTCCTCAGTCCTTTCTTTTGCCTGAAGATAACCAGCATATGCTACTGCTAGTTCGTACTCCAGTTCCTCTCTAGTACTCTGTTTCTTCACCAGATTCTTCCGAAGCGGCTTGGAATGTAGGAGCATCATCATAGGCTTCGAATGAGAAAGCACCATTCTCTTCTACGACTTGTAAGGCTACTAAGTAATTAGTTATACCAGACTTACCCATCATTGAGTAAGGTTTAGTTGTATAAACAACGTCTACTGTAGAGCCACGAGGGATCTCACGTAGTTGGTTGTCCGAATCAACAAATGGTTTAGCATAACGATCAACACAAGCTTTAGGACTTGGCATGTACTTGGTTTTGAACTTAGCTTTGAACTGTTCATTGCCATTATACTCACCTTTAGTTACTGATAACCCGTTAGCTTCTGCATCAGCAGCTTGCTCGGCAGTTAGAGTAATTGTAATCTCATACTTGTCACCTTTCTTTCCGTTGAACTCTGGAAATTCTGTGATGTTGCTGAATAATACTGTACCTAATTGTTTCTTCTGAGTCATATGTTCTCCTATTTTAAATTTACGTTATCTAACTTTGCTTTATGGAAAGATAACTGGGTATAATAAGGAGACATATTGTTAGCCTCCTCATTACTGAATTGGCTTACGATAGACCATAAGGACTGACGTTCACTTGACATTAACAAGCGCTCCTGCCCATTAAAATCTCTCATGTTTTGGTCAGCCCATAGTAGGCCTATGATTTGTTTGTTGCTTAATGATCCGTAGATCTGTTGTTACCTCCTATTCCAGTTCATGTAAGGGTTCTGAGTCACAGAGTTCTTTATGTAATCGATTATAAATCTTCTCCGTTTCATCATTAAGTTCCGAGTGTAATAAGACCTTAAAGAACTCAAGCTGTAAGGACTTATAGTCCTGATGTTCCACATAGAAACCTTCAGCCTGGGGTTCCATGCCTCCATTACCATTGTACTCATCAAAACGTTTAACCATTCCAGACTCCTCTAGACTGTATACCGACGCAACAAGGTAGTCAACTCAGCAACATCACTTGAAGGTACACGGAAAGTGTTACCGTTAATAGTGAATGAAGTAGTTGCTTGTTGTGCGAGCTGTTGTTGCTCCTGTTGAATTCTGGTGAACTCTGTGGCTGCGATCTTTTGGATGCGAGCCTTGTTGATCCTGATCTCCTGACTACCATTCAATGGCATCATGATTACTTCATTGTTAGGATGATCAAGACGTACAATTGTACCTACAGTATTCACAGCTAAGCCATGACCACCTGCACCAGATACAACCTTTAAGTTCTGGCCGTCCTGAAGGATACCATTACGTGCATCTCGCATCACTGGTTGTGAAGGATCAGCAGGTAATACATCTGAACTGTTAACTTCACCATCACTGAAGTGAGTAGTGTTATAGAACAGGATATCTTCTTCATGTTGTACACCTAAGTATACAGTACCAGAGTTTGCACCTGCTCGGATAGCTACGATCTCATGAGTACCTGTCGATAAGACACGAGACTCAGAGGTGAAGGTGGCACGACCTGTTGCATTAACATGGGTGTGATCAGATAACATTACCACTCGCTCAGGTGACTCAGGTGGTACATCTAATGATGATAATGTACCATCAGATGGGCCTTCTAATACAACTGCTGGAGCTACTGGAGCTGCTGGAGCTACTGGAGCTGCTGGAGCTGCTGGAGCTACTGGAGCTGCTGGAGCTACTGGAGCTGCTGGAGCTGCTAAGGTAAAGTGTCGAGGCTGATATGGTGTTGAAGTACCACGATCATTAGTCACAAAGATAACTGTATTAGATACACGATTAACTGTGTATACATTACCACGTGTTAAGGTAGTAATACGGCTATCTGCTGGGCTAAAAGTTACTCGTTGACCTACTGCTGCTTGATTGATATTCATTTCTGTACTCTCCTGAGTGATTAAAGTTTCTTCTGTATCTGTTGATTGGGAGCCTTCAAATTCTGTAGGGTCCCAAGGAGTTATTGGAGTGGATGTTAAGAGTTCATTAAATGCTCTAGCATATCGCTCCAATGTTGTGCCTTCTAAACCACAGGCTGTGTTTACTTCTACGATATAGAAACTCTCACGAGTTCTAATGATATCTACTGCACCGAAGTCCAGACCTAAAGAACTTACAGCTCTCACTGCCTGATCAAGTACTCGTTGATTCTCCGACAGTTCCTGTAGCCTCTGACCTGAACGGACAAAGATAGTACCAGCGGCATGATTCATTATAGATCTATCACGCTCCTCACTAGGTACATCACTACGGAATGCTTTCCTTACAGCATCAATGACTACACCATTAACTACATGAACTCTAAACTCATGACGGGTATCAACACCCTTGGTATACAGAGGTGCTTGTACTACCTCTTCAGGTGTAGTAGCAATAACAATACCATCACCAGAGTTACCCTGTAAAGTGGTACGACAGTAGACTCTATGGCCTTGCTGTGTCCACTCACATGCAGCATTCCTTGAGGATGTGAATTCTAAGGCATCAACGTTACCTGCATTACTCCAAGTTCTAAAGGCATTTAGTTTGTTAGATGTTAACCTAACAGCTGAAGGTGCATTAAAGATCCTTGGAGACCCTTGGATATTACAGTTCCTAAGTAGATTAGATCTTGAAGATCCCCAGTTAATGACTGTTGATACTGGTCGATTATAATAACCTCGGTCAGCTCTACGGTTAAAGTTCAAGTGACCCATAGCTCCTAAAGCTTCCCCTAAGGCAGTCTTTGAATCACTTATACGGTTACCTAAGATCGCTAAGTTTCTAGGCATTACGTCTCTCCATTCCACGTTGTGTCAATCTCTCTGTGTCTATGGTAGCCAACAGATTATTGAATGGTTGATGGTTTGTTGGAGGACTTACAGATCTTTCGGTCAATGAATGAACAAAGTCCTGAGCTGAACGGATACCTTTAAGGATATCATCTTCCACACCACCATAACTAAGGATACCTTTGTAACCACCTAAGACTTCAGTGAATATAGAATCAATACCCATATCTTCTTTAGTCTGTAGGACATTCAAAGGTGTTATGTTGTCACGCTCCATACAGTAAGCTTTAATTGACAGCAAAATATTTATCCAACGAATGATACTATTTTTATTAGCAGTACCTTCATGCATTCTAAACTCCAATGAACCATAACGTGGAACAGAGGATAGGTTAATACCTGCATACTTGGTAGCACTAGCAGTCCAAGCCTGACTGATAGCATTGTTACGACTATTCGTAGTACTATCAGCCTTATAGACCTTAGTGATTCTGTTAATCAAGTCTTGACAATCTAACAGAGACCAACAGAAATGATTGTTAGATCTATGCTCAGCCACATACTTGTACAACACTGGCTCAAACATTGCAGATAAGGTAATGAATGCCATCATCTGATTGAATGTCATGTCTCTGATATCAACGTGAACATGAACCGAAGTCCTTTCACTAAAGGCATTGTCTAAACTCTGACGCCCTTTGATAACATCAATCTCACATAAGGCCAAGAACAATTCATCCTGACACTTAGGTTTCTTTAAGACAATCTCATAACCAGAGATAGACCCTTCACTTACACGATTCCAATGTGTTAGATTGGCTACAGCTTGTGAGCTAACCCCTTCCATCTCAATCTCTAAACCCACAAAGGATTCAGATACAAAGATAGAACCACCCAGCGCACTAGGATGTGTCGGTGATGCCATACCTAATATACTATGCATATCCATGGCTTAACTCCTCTAAGATTTCAGTTAAGTATTCGTACTGCTCAAACAATACAGGTAAAGTTTCAGGTACTAAGCCCACTAACTTAGTCTTATAATACACAGCCACACCATACTGAGGATGATTAGCTAAGGCAAACTTCTTACAGAATGCAATAGAGATAGCATCCCCTGAGACTATAGAACCTAAAGCCCTTGAGTATGTAGGGTAATGATTATTAAACATGTTAGATAAAGTACTATGCTTACCTTGACGTGAGCTTGTGTCAATAGAAGTACTGAAGTAACGTGACTGTTCCTTACAGATGACATCACGTTTAATGATATCAAAACTTAAGGAACGTTTAACTTGACGGCTTGCTCTGCCTTCATGCCATAAAGCCACAGTCTTTCGGGTTGCTCTACACTCTAGATTTCCCATCCCTAATTCTGGACGTTCAATTACTAGACGTGGATCATTCATCCTCACAGACTCATGGTTACCATTAAGTACATTACTATACTCTAAGGTAGGGTTACTTGAATCACCACCTACACCTTCAATATAGATAGGCTGGATGATACCTAATGAATCACGAAGACCCATGTAAGTACCACGATGACGCATCGAAGCATCCCCTGAAGACCTAAAGCGTTGACGGAAATCTCTAGACATTTGGCACCTCATCTAATTGATATTGATCCATAAGATCCAAGGCATACTGTTGATCTGACATATCAATAGTGTTAGCTACTGCATCATTCTCAATCCGTAAGCCCCCAAGGAAAGCTCGTAAAGCTTCAGCTGTTTGAGTATACACCCAACGCATTGTATCCTCTGACTTTAACCAGAAGTTACTAAGCACTCGGTACTCAAGGCCGTAAGGTTTAACACGTAAAGCACCAGCCTTACCATATAGTTCACGACGCTTGGCATCAGAGTCTAAAAGAAGAGAAGGTACACCTAAGTATAGGTCAAGTACCTTAGTCAGTTCACAACAAACATTGATATAGTCTGGATTGTCGATGTCCTGATTCTCTGTCCATCCAATGTGCACATGCCCTGCCGCTGTCCTGAAGGGTACTTCAGCATCCGGCTTAGGGTTATCTTTACCTGTATAGGCATTGAGATCTGAGGAACAACCAAGTTCTTTGGCTTGCTCAGGTTGCTTGTCGATGTATTCCTTACCGAAGTTAGCAGTAGGAATTACAGACAGCGTTACACCATTTGGAAGTTGACCCACTAATTGCTTCATCACTGAGGTAATCTTCTCTACGAAGTCTTCCTCTGATTGAGCAGGGTCAATGTTAAACTCTAATGCCATCCCATCTACTTGGATTGCACCATCCTTGACAGGATAAGGGTTATCTTTATCTCCCTTAACCATGCCATATGCTGAACACAATACACCACGTCGGGATGCAAAGACTTCAGGGTCAGCACCAACCTGAAGATTTAATTCATTACCGTCAACTGAAATTTTCATATCAATAACTCATGTTTGCTAGGTGAAAATGACAAGGCCCACATAGATACCGAGTATCATTGAGCCAATAAATATCTGAGGCTTTCGAGGCATCATTCGCGGGTTCACAACACTGATCACATCCCTCATCTACTAAGTCTAACCAGACTTTATAAGGTAGTTGATCGTCATTGGGCCCGATAACTGTGAGATTATCAGACCCGTCTACTTTGAACCCATAGTTCCTTGAGCAAAGTCATCCCAAGGCATGTTGTATGTCACTGTACCAAGAGTAACAAACAAATTAACTATGTTGTTTATCTTCTTGATGTAAGAGATAGTGTAACGATGGTTACTTGGAACACCAATCTTACTACCTAAGAACACTGCCGTACCGCCTTCAGCTACAACTGAATCATCTTTAAGATGTACAACCTTCTCATCTTTCTTCAGGTTTGCCGCTGTATCTTTAGGTACTTGATCCATCTGCCATTCATAATCATCAAGCTTCGCCTTCCTAAGGTTCATCTTAGATAATATAACAGAGAATTCACCCATTTTATCATCATCAAAGTCTTGGTCTGCTTTAAGATCTTTAGGAGCTTCAAAGCCTACGATGTATGAAGAGATCATACCATTGGTAAGACGTACAGTCTCATCAAATTCCTTTTGAGTAACACCATGTACTATAGTATTACAGTAAGGGTAATCCATTGAGATACCTTGAGCCTGACCATGCTGACTACCATCTTGATAAGGTTTCCATTCAGTCAAGAATGTACCAACCCTTTCATCTAATAGCATAGCACCTGGGTCGATGTCGATAAGACCTATAAACTCACGGATCACATCGTTATCTTTACCTTTAGCATTAATGACTTTAGCTGTGGCTGCCTTCAGTTCTTCTTCCTTAGTAGGGCCGAAACTGTATTCAGTAACCTTTTCCTTAGCGGCAGTTGTGGTTGTACTGGTGCTGGAAGTAGAGCTAGCTGACCTCCTGTTATACCCATAGGTGGTAGCAGGTGCGGTATAGAGTTCTACTTCTTTCATTTCTAATTTAGATAAGTCAATACCTACATTAGTAATTGGGACTGAAAGCCATTGGCCTACAGGTAACTCAAAGATCTCATCGTAATCTATAGGACTACGAGTAAATGTATCACGATTAAGTGACCACACTAACATATCCATCTCACTAGCCCAATACATCTTGTTGGTCTTAGTGTTCATAGCTATCGCCATTGGACGCTGAGAGTTCCTTACGAAGTTCAAAGTATCAGTGTTTGAATCAACCCACACTAAAGTAAATGCACCTTTAAGTTTCTTGATCACAGTTTCAGGATCATTAAGTTCTAAAGATCTACAGATAGCTTCACTATCTACTGTGTAGTTCTCACCTGTTGGAGTTAAGTCACCCCAAGAAGTTAAAGAACCATTGTGAACCATAGAGATATGACCATGTTCAAAAGGGTGAGCATTCTTATGTTCAGTTGCTGCACCTTTAGTTGCATGGCGGTTATGTCCTATAGACACAGTGTTCTGTAAGAAACCTACTAGTTCCTGCTGGACT